GCAAGGGGTTTATGGCCGGTGTCGGAGCACCATTCGCGATAAGTCTCATACAACTTTTGCGCTTGTATTCGCTCGGTAGAATCGGCCTCGCAACGCTCCTCAACAAACATCCTCGGAATATCATTGTTGATCCGATAGTGCTCAGTGGCGGCCTGAACCACGTCCGGGATCTCAAAGCGTCCACGTTCGAGAAGCCGTTGCAGACCAACGCGCGCCCAGTTCAAGATCGCCATGCCGGATAGTTGGATTTCTTCTTTGATGCGCGGGTCGCGCTTGGCTTCTTCAATCGCCGGAAAGTGGACTAACTTCACGCGCCGGAATATCCCGGCCCCTTTGTCATCTACACGCGGTAATTCATTCATTGCCCATAGAATTTTGCACTGCGAGGCGAAGGTTACAGGGTCACGGAACTTACGATCTATCGTGACGCGCTCGCCGGAGATAAGCGCATTGACTACATGAGCGGATTTAATGAAGTGGGCGGGTTGTTCGGTAGAGATGACAAGGGTTTTGCCGGGTAGGTTAGTTAAACCGAAGTTGCTAGTTTCAATATCGCTCAGCCCTAACACCCCGCATTGCGTGCCCAGCATCGACTCCAGACCGCTGATGAAGGTTGATTTGCCACCGCCAGGTGGACCGTAGAGCCAGACAGCGATCTCGTATTTTGTCAGTCCAGTGATTGCGTATCCGGCGAACTCTTGTAAAAAGACGGCCACCTGCTCGCCTACAACATCCAGTAAGAACTTTAACCAGCAATCGGAAGTTGCGTCGGGATCATAAGCGAAGGGTAGCTTCACCGTGCGATAATTCTCCGGCAAGTGCCCGCGACGTTCGCCAGTGAGAAAATCTAAGGTGCAGTCGTCGAATACCAGCAATCCCTTGTCCCGATCGAATTGATCGTCACGGATGAATCGATGCGCTTTAATGAGATTGAAAAGTGAGTTGATAAGCCCGTTGTCAACTTTGACCGCGACCTTCCGCTGCGTCATCACTGACTCCTGGATCTCACGTCGAATCAGTAGCTCGGGAATAGTCGGCCAAACACCGTTATCGTACCTGCGCCACTCGCCCAGCCCGTAGATCGTGTTTGGGTAATCGGACAGATACCGATCACGTAGACGGATCTGGCGCAAGTCCAGCTTTAGGGGTACAGGCATTGATTGCCGTTAGCTTTTCTTAAAGATTTTGGTTTCGATACCGTTGGTGCGCTTCTTGAACTTGCGCAGTTCTGTCTTTGGGATGCCGAGTCTGCCAAGGATCTTGGTGTACTGCACACGGTTCTGCTTAATAGCAATGTAAACCGTCGCGTCCTGCACGCCCAGTCGCCGCGCAAACTCTTGTACTGTCAGGAAGTCTCCCATACTCGCGGATAGTAGCACTGGAAATAATTCTCAGTCAAGTTAAAATAAATGTTGACTTGAGTCAAAGTTGCTGCTAGACTGCGCTCACCTTGAAACGCGACGCAACATTAAGATTGACTGCCAAGGATAAGCAGGCTGCAAAAGCCGCGACGCTCGGTATCCACGGGACAGTTCAAGCGGATGGAACGCTTTGAATCATCTTGACGGTAGTGCGGTCGCACTACGGGGATAGCTCAAAGCACCTGACGGATCGTGAGAAGATCTACCGTGCTGGGAACGCCATTGCGGATTGGGTTGGTCTAAGTAGCTGGATTGACATTCCGCTGATGCAGTACCCGGAACGGGTCGCGGAGTTTCATCGAATGACTCAAGAGGCGAGTTAGCGCCAACGCTCACTATGAAACAGGATGGAGGATGTAGTAATGGCAATCGATGATGCGCTTGATGTAGGTATCGACTGCGACGAATGTGGCGAGCACGAGAACGTCGATGTCAGTGGCTACGTACATGAGCAGTTGCGCAAGCGAGGCTGGAAGTTGAACACGTCAGAGGGCGACTTGTGTATGGGATGCGCCATGAAGCAGAAAGACGAGGACGACTAACCAGCCGCTCACTCTAAACCCGATGGGAGGGATTGAACGATGAAACCGACAGAGAAATCACCGGCAATTGATCAGGCGCTTACTGACATCTTTGGCGTCGATCGCAAGGGAAGCATCGAGGCGGGGCAGTGTGTGTTCTGTCAAGCACCGCTAACCAACTTCCGCAACGCGATCTCAAAATGTGAGGCGGCAATCAGCGGGCAGTGTCAGAAGTGTCAGGATGAAGTGTTCGGATACGATGAGCCTGATACGCCGCTGCTACCGCCACAGCCGACACGCCAGTTCTACACGCCAACCGACAACGACTTCGTAATCCAGCGACAGCAGATGATCTCCGGTCGTGGCTCCGCTGAATCCAGACGCTACCACAAATACCTTGGCAGGTCCGGTAAAACGTGGCTTGTAGCTGACCAGCCTAATGCGGCAGCGAATATTTACGTCGAAGGTGGACCGAACAGTGACGGATTCGGTGGCTCGACGCTGACCTTCTCGCTGGTTGACGGTGGTGAAGTCAAGCTGAAAGGTCCGTGGCACGCGAACTCAGACAGCCTGTTTGCCGACACTGATATTGACGTGCGCGATCGACATTATACCTATGTCGTCATCGGTCGCCGCCGTGAGTCAGGCGAGCACTACGAGTCGATTATCGCCGATGTGTTGTATCGAGATGACGAGCCGCAGCTAGGGTCGTTCCATCGTGGAGATGAGTTGGCACGACAGTGGGCGCGAGAGATCGGCGCGCAAGTGTTCCTTTACTCCGAGAGCGAAGGCGGTTCATCACATGGTCCAGTACAACCTGACGCCGTGTTCTACTGGGAGCGGGATGAGAAAGCGACAACCGACCTATCAGCCGCGCAGGATTCGATAGTGAGACGATGAAACCGATGGAGGGATGGTGGTGATGGAATGACCTATGAAGTAACGATAACGATAACCGTGCCGGATGTCGAAAGCGGCTCGGAAGATGATGCGATCAACTTCGTCACCGAGGCTATAGAAGACAGCTTCCTTCAGCAGGTTCAGTTTCGCAATGGACGGGCAACAGGCGGGAGTGTTGACGATGAAACTGTTTGAGGTTCTGTACGACGGTGCTTCACGGCCTATCATCCAGACGCCGACCGGGCGCTGGTTAAGTCTAAGTCAGTTTGAGCATGGCCGCTGGCAACCATACGAGCGGGAAGATAGCGACTGCTGCACAATTGTTGAATCACTCAACTGGCTACTGGTCCACGCGCCGGAGATTATACGCGAGTGGGAAGTTGATGACGACGCACCAACGCCCACCAGTTGAAACCGGGGGAGTGAAGGGGGATGGACCAAATGGATGACGACGGGCTGACATTGAGCGATATGGCCGCTGACGACTCGTTAGCTTGGCACTCAGACCATCCCGTCTTCTGGCGCTGGTTTGGTTACTACTGGTTACAGATCCGGTATTTCATCTGGCGTCGCGGCGGTTCGAAACTCTTTTGGTCCATTGGTAAACAACCACCTGCAAAGAAGTGGTGGATCAGGTGGTGCTATCCGGGTCACAGCGATCCGTGTCAATCGTGTGGTTACAGTTGGGACTGGGGCGACAACGACGGATGGTTCAAGTGCGAGGGCGGCGGCGGCTATTCAGGCGGGGATTACACGGTCCACTGGTTCGAGGGCACACAAACCTGTCCACGCTGCCGGATGTCATGGTACTACTCGGATAGTGACTGACCACCACCCACCACCAACGACTGAGGAGTGAAGAGAGATGGCTGTCGTTACTGAACAGGGTAAGCATCTTGTGTTACTGGCTCTACGACTCAACTGGAAGCGTCAGACAGGATTGGAATTACGGCTTGATCAGAACATTGGCGGCGTGATTATGTCGCTGGCCCACGTGGACGAACTGATAGCCGAGCTGATTAGTTGTCGTGACGTAATAGAGCGCGAGAATAAACGACGGGAGGACTCAGACCGATGACGACCTACGAGCTTGACGAGGTGGAACGGCGGGTGTTGGCCGGGGTGCGGGATGTTGGACGGGCGGTGTCAATCGCAACTCTCCGAGCCGCCATCCTCGACACCATCGACGCTGGTTGTCATCATCCCGATGGCATGTCGCATGAGTGGCGGTTTAACTCGGCGAATGAGGAGTTTGCCAACCAGCAACGATGTGACTTTGTGGACCGAGTAGCTGAACGAGTGATCCAGTTGCAAGCGGAGCCGCTGTTGTACGACGCGGTGCTGCTGAGTAAGCTGAGCGACGCACAAGCTGAATACAACCGTGGCTACCGCGACGGGTGGGAGGATCGCGTGTTGGATGACGGGGAGATGCGACGGAAGGTGGAGGAGGGGGTGAGATGAACAAACGAGTGAAGAAACTGTGGTTGAAGGCGCTGCGGAGTGGGAAGTATAAGCAAGGCCGACTGCAACTATGCCGATTAAACAATGATGGTAGTAAACGTCATTGCTGTCTTGGTGTATTGGAAGAGGTGGCCGTCGAGCAAGGTATTATCGAATCTTACGAGTGCAGAAGGGCTACGTTGGACGACGATGTTGCACGTTGGGCAGAACTGGTTGACGGTGACACAGTACGCGACGATCCAATACTCGGTAAAACAGATAGAGCAATGAAGGCCAGCCGTATGAACGATAGCGGTTATTCGTTCCGTGCTATTGCAAGACGAATTGAGAAGTATCTATGACCACAACAACCGATAAACCTAACGACATGGTATCCAATCTCTTAGGATCATCCATGCTGGTTGCTTGTGTCCGTTGTGGATCGTCGGCGACTTACCGAGGGTCACCGGAGAAGATCAACGAAGCTGCCAAGGTATTCTACGAACTGCATGAACGGTGCTGGCAACGGCATAAATCAGATAAGGAATAAGTAAGATGACCACTACACCACCACCCACCACCCCGCCGACGGTAGCGCATGATAGCGACGTTCCGACTCCGATAGTCCAGCGGTGGGAACTGAGTCAGAGCTACATGATGGAGTACGCGTCTAGCGGTGAATTCGTGCAGTACTCAGACTACCTTACGCTACATAGAACTTACTGGAACTTGCTGATCGCTACGGGCAATGTAGCTATTGCTGCGGTAGGCAGTCAGTTCGTTGTTCCCGAGAGTGGGGTAAAAATGGACTGTATGAATAAGGAGAGGCGGTCTGCGGCTATGACTCCGATGACGCATAATTCATCAACCTGTAGTTGCGAGATGTGCCGCTGGGCCGATGAGCCGATGAGAAGGCAATAGGAGCGGGGTTAATGACGACTGATCAATTACGTGATGCGCTTAAAGCCGATGACTGGCGTATTGAAACCGAGGGCTACTCATGGAAACGGACAGGTGTTGGCTGGTGGGCGTGGAAGGTATTCGAAGGCTTTCCCGATTGTACCAGCAATGAGAAGCCGCCCCACGTTGCGATCCTACCGTGGGTTGTTACGAGTTCAGATCATACGTTTCGTTCAGTTCAATTCACCGTCACCGGAGAAGTGCGTGATCGCTGGGTAGAGTTTCAAGTTTACAGCGTGCAGTTGGATGAAACACTGGAAGTGCTCCCGTGTGCGGTAGCGATACTGAAAGCGGCTTGGAATGCCGCTGCGAAAGTTGAGGTTTAGTTGTGGCTGAAGAAGTGAAGGTGACTAGGATTTGGGGAGTTGGCGGCACTCAGCAGAGCCAAGGTCGCGAGCGTATTCGCCGTGCGTTACAGAAACTCCTTCCCGCTTATGACTTCACCGCCTTTCCTGTCCAGTCACTGCGGCCTTATCAACGAGACGGAGAATTACCTGCGTGGTCTATCGGAGCAAAGCGCAAAACAGACAATAAGTATTTTGATGTGTACTGTCACGACACTATGAGCGACTGCTTCCTGTTTGGGTTGCAAGTGGCAACTGAGGCATGGGACTCAATTCAGATAACGGCAGCATGGCCGGAGCGGACTGCTATTGCCATACGGGAGGATCACAACCCCAATGACGAAAGACAAGGCAACAGCAAATCGTCAGCGTTAGCGCCGATCAAGGTGTCTGCCGAAGAATGGTATGGCGGTGCGCCCAATCAACACTGTGATGAATGTCGGCGGCTTGGTATTTGTGCTTACCATCGTGATTATCCGCACAACATGGGATCGCGTAAGGACTGAAGGTTAGACCATGAGTAAAGGAACCAGAGGGACGAATCGCTGCAAACAGATCGTTCGTGCTGGACATCGTTGTCCGCGCGCCGCCAAGCGTGATGGGTTCTGTGATGCCCACTGGCTAATGCGGTTTGGTCATCAATGGGAGACATCCGCGCTCATCTGCGCACGTTGCAATGAACACTGGCAACCGAGCACTCGAAGCACGTGCTTGCTCAGCCCCTACTTGGACCAGCCTCCCAGCGTCTACCCTGAGCGGATCAGAAACGGAGTAGCTGATGCTAAATGAACAGGAAGTACAGGAGCGGTGGAGGCTGAAACGCACGCGACAGTGCGCAAAGTGTCCGTGGCGAAAGGATGTAAATCCGCGCGATATTCCGAACGGCTATTCGGAAACGAAACATCGCGGACTGCAATCCACCATCGCGCGCGATCCGCTGTTATCAATCATGGAGCCAACGCACGCAATGGCTTGCCATGAGACTCACGATGCGCATTGCGTAGGATGGATCGTTAACCAAATGGGACCGGGGAATAACATTGGCCTACGTATCCGGCTTGCCTCGTGTGCAAACGTTGGCGAAATCAAGTTAACAGGCGAGCAGCACATAACTTTCGCGGAGACGCTACCGAGATGAAGACCACCGAACAACTAAACGAATTGTTGAGTGTGGCTGAGGGTGCCGCAAAGTTACGACCGGGGCCGTGGTCCGTATGGGATAGCTGCTCGTGGCGGCGAATCGGAACCACCGCGCCGTATGCAGACGGCGACGTGATTTGTCCGGTTACGCAAAGAGACGGACACCCCGACCTGTTAGCAGAGCGCGAAGTATTGGACCACGTTGCCGCCTTTGATCCAACTACATGTGCAGAGCTGGTACGGGAGGTAATGCGGCTAAGTCGCGAACTAAATATAGCAAAGGACTTCATTCTTGAGCATCACGGTGCGGAACCGCCACTTGAGCGCGACGCGGAGGAGCAACCATGACAACTTCATTAGAGCGACAAGGATTCGCTGTGACGCCGCCGGTACTGCGCGGCAGCGGACCGCAAATGGAAGACTACCGCAATTGGGATGACTGGTATTTCGCCCGTCAGGTATGGGTCATGGAGCGTATGACGGGACAGGCTGATCTGCGCATGAAAGAAGCAACGGAGAAGGTGAGAATCAAGCGTGACTAACGAATCAGAAACGGAAGCAACGGGCAAGATGATCCAGATTGAAGCGTTGGTTCTAAGTTGGGTTGACAACAGCATCGGAGAGGAAGAAGCAATTAAACAGATTGCCGAGGTTATCAATGCGCTGACTGCCGAAGAAGGCGATCTGATAGTTGGAGCGATTCCATTGCAGGCGTTACCAAACCCGCAACCCCGGCAGCAGGATGGCGAGGGAGAGAAATCGTGAGAGAGAGAGAGAGAGAGAGAGAGAGGCACTGTGAAACTTGTACCTGTGGCCTGACTTATATTGAGTGGTCCGATAGAGATGGATGGGTTGATTTGAACAACTCTGAGTCTGTCGCTGAAGCTATTATAAATTGCTCGCTAGACCATTCATATGACCGGACTGGAGACGGAATTCCTTACGGCATTCCCGATTCAATACGTAGTGCGTTAGCGCCGGTTGTTGCGAAGCATCTGTCTGCCGTAGAGCCGAAGTGGGAAGATAAGACCGTTTATATGGACCTTGAAGAAGATAGCGAACGCAGGAGAGAAGCATTCAAGCGGGAATTAATTGAGGCATGCGAGCGCGAAGTGAAAGGTGGTGCAGGTGATAGGTGATCTAAAGGGGGCGCTAATCGTCTTTTGTATGGCAGTGATCATCCGTGCACTGACTGATCGAATCAAACGCAACCAATAAGCGTTTACACAGTGAAAGGCAAATCACAATGAGCGGGATTGATGACATTCGAGAGCGATGGTCGCGCAGGGATATACCCGAGCAGTTATTTAGCGCGCACGTCAAACAAGATATCGACTACCTTCTCTCCTGTATAGAAGGCAGTGGTCGGCAATGCCGGAACTGTGGGCGCGAGCTACAGTTCTCCATTGAAAGCGATAGCTATTGCTGCGGCGTTAGATACCTTGCGTCGGATTTCGTTTCTGCGCCCTCCGGCGTGAAATACGATCCATTCAGACGCGCCACCACCCCAACCGCAGGCAGCGAGCGGTGTGCTGAGTCGAATCCGCAATGTGTGCATTGCGGACACTCTAAACCAACAAAAAACGGTTTCTGCAATGAGCAAGTACCCGGCGGTTATTGTTGGTGTAAGTGTGTCTTCCCTGCGCCACCTGAAGCTGAGGTGCTGGTCCGTCGCTCTGACGCGGCGCGATGCGCAGAACTGGTTAACGATTCGATTAAGGCCAAGGGAAAGTTTGCTGCCGCGATACTAATGATGCCGCCGTATCCCGCGCCTGACTGTCCAATCTGCGGCTACGCGATAGACAATCAAGGCTTATGCGTGTTGGACAGTACACATACCTCAACGTCACCACTCGCTTCCACTCCAGTACCAGCCGAGGCTGCGGCGCGGGAACCACATCCGATTGAGAAGCTGATTCAGCAATGGCGTAACACGCTGTCGCCCGATTCGGTTGTTACCGATGAAGATGCCGAAGATTTGGTGCTCAGACTGATTGCAAAACGAGGCCAGCCGAGCACCGCTACTAACAGCGCAGTAGTGGAAGCAAACGATCTCGTCACCCAAGCCCGAGCATTCAATACTGAGATTGCTAACTGTGGCATCAATCCGCAGCGAGCGCATGAACTGATTGATGAGTTGGCAGGGGAAGTTGAGCGGCTGACTGCGGTGCTTGATGGGTTGAAACGGAAGGATGATGATAGTCGGTCAGGTTGATGGATAAATAGGTGTTGACAACTTGGAAAGTGTCCGCTAACATGCTGACTCATGCGAACACGGAATGGTTTTAGGCCTTGTCCTAAGTGTAATGGTAGCGGAGAGATCGTTGATCCAGTGGAACAGGGGCGAAAGATGAGAGCTTTACGAACTGCGTCAGGTAAGACATTACGGGAAGTAGCAAGGGTTGTTAGACATTCTCCCGCTTATATCAGCGATCTGGAACTTGGAAGACGCGGCTGGAATCAATCCTTAATCGAAAAGTACAAGGCTGCTGTTCGCGCTTAGTCAGCAAGCAGTAGCAAAGGGTAACTAGAATACAGGCCGCACAATTGCCGCCTGAGAGAGAACACCCGAACATGTCAGATCACGTCCTAATAACTAAAGAAACATGTCCTTGCGATAAGCGATTAGATGACCAATGTAATGTTTGCGATGGCGGGTTAGCTATTTGTTCAATTTGCGGGAAGGCTGAAATTGAACTCGCGCAACCATGTACTCCACGCCATCGTTATTCATATTCCCAAATCTCTACTTACACTTCCTGTCCTACTCTATATAAGCTTAGATATGAAGATTCATTGGTCCATATTAGTGAGAGCGAGCACGACTTGCGCTTTGGCAAGGCCTGGGATGCGGCGCTAAATGCGCTGTACTCAGGTAGTGGTATTGTACTGGCTAAGTCTGCCTTTATTGAAACCTATCCTCAAGCTGAATATCCCAACGCGCTGCCCTACTGGTCCCCAGGAAAGACATTCACCGGAGGTCTAGTGGCAATCCAAGAGTATGTAGACAAATGGCGGGACGAAGATCAGTGGTGGGAGATAGTTAGTGTTCAATCGCGTGACCAGCATGAAACGGATGACGGAGATTCGCGCACGGTAGTATTGGATCTGGTGGTGAGGGATAGGCGGGATGGACTAGTCTATGGGGTGGACAACAAATCAACCGGGAAATATCTCAATGGCGACTTCTGGCTACAGTTCGATCCACATAGTCAGATTCGTCAGTATGTAGATCACCTCCAGCGCAAGTATGGCGAGTGTGGCGGGTTCTATATTAACGCTACTAGCTTTCGTACTCGTACAAAAGCCTACACACCGCGCACTGGACCGGACAAAGGTATCCAACTCCCGGCGGGAGACTGGCGTGACTTCAAGCGCATGTCGTTTAATCCCAACTCAGACGCGGTTCAAGCCGAGCGCGATAACTTCACTTCTTGGGTGCGGAAGATTGAACATGATAGAGAGGCTGGACTATGGGGCTACAACACTAACTACTGCAAGCGTGGTCCAATTATCTGCCCTTATCATGCTATTTGCTCCGCTGGCTATCAGTGGCCACGGGATGCGGAGTTGATTGAAGCGCAATATAGACAAAGATGTATGAGGATAGCAGCGAATGGGGAGCGATGCTGGTTGGAACCAGAGCATAAAGGTGAGCATGATGCGACGCGACCTGTGCGGGCGGATTTTCAAATAGACCTGAGTGAGGAGATTGAGGAGGCGGTGAGCGACTAATGCCCTATATAAACAAAGCTGAGTTTCTAAAGCCTAACGGTCTATCCATCTGGCTCAACGGGGGAGCGGGGAGTGGAAAGACACTCCAGGGTATGACTTTTCCAAAGGTAATGATTGTCACGTTTGATCCAACTGGGACAGACGTACTACGCCAACCGGAGAACCAGAAGTACATCGACAACCTCGTTATCCATGTACCCTTGAACGGTATCCCGCTTAACGAAGTATTCCAGTTTACCGAAACACCCAGCGAGCAGAGTATCTATGGCGCACTCGCGCTGGCGCGTAAACTTGGGCCAATGGGAGAGAGGCGGATTGAGACAGTATTTCTGGATGGGTTTAACTATCTTGCCACCTTGAAGTGGACGCAGATATGCGAGTCGAAGGGGGTAGTGTGGACTGAGAAGCAGACGATGGATCGGAGGGAAGCTGATCAGCGTGGCTGGTATGATGCACTAGGGTCATACTTAGACCATCTGGTCCTGCAAAACCTACTCCCACTAGCGACACGCGACAGGCTCAATGTGATAGTTAGCTCCCATGTTCAAAGAGAGTCCAAGAACACGATTGAGGGCATTCAGGGAACTAGCACTAAGACAACCGAACTGGCTAATGCGAGCAAGCGGCAAGTCAACCTGGATTCGGATTTGAGTCCACAGGTCTTAGGCTCATTCCGACAACGCATTGCCGGACTACCGAGTGCAATGATCTATTTAGAGGATCGGTTGGAACAAGACAAGGATGGCAAAGAGGTGGTCCAATACTACGCTTATTGTCGTCGCACGAGAAGTGAATCACTGGATACCGTGATACTGGCTAAGAACAGGTTTGGACTGGGAACACTGAGGCTGACGAATGGAAATTTGTACAAGACAATTCTAGCTAAGATTACCAATAACTCTCCTACTAGTTCTGTTACCGACTCTCCTGCTGGTTCTCTTACAAATAATCCAACGACTACGAATAACGCTGCTCAGTCTCAAGCTGAGAGCACGCCACCAATAACACCAACAACTAAAACTAAAGGAGCATAAGCAATGAGTTACGAGAACGATGAAGTCGCAGAGGAAATCGACGATACCCCAAACTGGGTCAAGGAGGGAACTGAGGACGATGAGTTTGCTGTAGCGGGTGAAGACATTCACGCGGCCGAGCAGATGGAGCGGTCAGACGTAATTGAACCGGCGAAGGGTGTAGAGGTCTACATTAAGTCGGTTAAGGTTGATGTCTACACACCGGAGGGTGAGACGGATTGGAAGCTTGCTAACCTGGAACCGATGATTGTGGTAGGAGAGAAGGGGGTGGATGGCAAGGGTAAGTATAAGAACAAACACTTCTTCCCTCGCATTCTTAGCGCGGTGAACCGTGACAAGTACAACTTCAAGGTCAACGCTGCCGGGAAGGATACAAAGTACTACGAGCCGGATGGTAATGGATTCGGTGACTACAATGCCTTCCTGACTGCGTTGGGATTTCCGACTAATCCAGCGCCATACAACGATGCGAAGTTTCGCAAGTCACTGGTAGGCCGTAGGCTGATTGTTGACATCACAAAGGACCGCCGACAGGTCAAGGATAACGTGACAGGTAAGTATGTCTACGTTGACGAATACGAGAACAAACTTATCTATCGTGGTCAACCCAAAGCAGCGGCCAAGCCAGATGTAGCGGAGGCGGCGCAAGCTTAGTGGACCAGCGCGAGGGTCAATGTGTGCATTGCGGCAATCCGGCATTGGGGGGCAGTGCCGGTAAAGGGGAGGAGGGTGAGCTAATCTGGTTCACTCTTCCCACCTTTCCCCCGAGCATGAATCGCTTGCACGATACGAACTACATGATACGTACTGGGGCGGTGAGATTGAATGATCAGGCTGCACTATGGAAGACCAGAACAATACCTTACATTGCTCCCTGTCGCTGGCCAGTGAGTTGGATGCTGAAGCTGACGCTGGTCTATGAGTCTCCCACGTGGTTGACAAAGGCGGGTAAGTTGAGGCGGATTGACGTACAGAACCTGGAGAAGCTGGTTATCGATACTTGTTTTGCTAAGTGGGGCACGGATGATTCAAGACTGGTGGAAGTGACAAGCAAGAAAGCGTGGGGTAGGCAGGAACAGATACAAGTATTGCTGGAGAGATCAATGGTTGTGCTGGGTAAGTCTGAATGAGTGGTCTATTTGACAACTGGGATGATGAACAGCCTGTCAGGCTGGTTGAGCAACCACCAGCACCCGCGGCGTGGCTCGGTTCAGCCTGCGTGTGGGGACCGGCGCAGACACAGGGTAGCAAGCGCGGGTTTGTGCATCCACAGCTTAAGAGAGTCGTGATAGTTGACGACAACGACAGAGCCTTGAAAGGCTGGCGGCAGGAACTAATCGACGCGATGCAGCGGACTAAGCCGGTTGCGGCGGTGGATACCAGCGTGGCGGTTAGTATCGTCGTCTATGTCCTAAGGCCCAGAACCCACTACCGGACGAATGGCGAGTTGAAGCCCAACGCCCCGCGCGTTCCACCAGCAGGCCGCGACATCGACAAGATTGCTCGCGCCATCTTTGACGCTATGCAGATTGCCCAGTGGGTGACGAACGACGCGCGGGTGAGTGACTTGCATATGCGGCGGCGCTACGATGACGGGATCGGTGAACGGACCTGGATCTGGGCATGGGCCGTGAGTGAGCCTGATCAGCCGATGCCCACGCTGGATGAGACGATTGACGTGGGTGAGGATAGATGATAACGAGAAGGAGTGAACTATGGCGCTGGAACTAACAATCGATTGCTCTTACCATCAGAAAGACGATGACGCACGTCAGGAAACTATTAGCCTCAATACTATTGACGAACATACGGCGATGCGAATTAAGCAGCAACTTGAACGCAACGGCTGGATAGTGCAGTTCAACGGCGAACACATGGACACGTACTGCTCAAAGAGATGTGCACGATGAGCGAAGGAGCAAGCGCATACGCGTATAACGATGCTGTTAGGCGGGTTAGAGAACTTGAGAACCTTAACTCGCTACTAGCCGAACAAATCGACAGGATGCGAGCTGTTACTACCGTCGCCGAGGTTATTGCCGATTATGGGTTTAGCGTCGCTCGCTACAACGATCTGCAAACGGTAGTCGATCGGTACCGCAATCAGATGGCCGAGGAGATGAAGTGACATCACCACGCAACCACTTCAATCCCATCATCCCCGGTGATCGTATCCCCGGCTCGCGTCTGACGGTGGTGCGACGGAGTGCCCACCCCCGCCTCCCCGGCAAACTCTACTGGGACTGTGTATGCGATTGTGGTAACACCCACACGGTGTATGACTACTCGCTGAAGTCCGGTGACGTGCGGTCGTGTGGGTGTTTACGCCGCGAGTCGATGGCAAGGGTGGGGCGGGGTGAGGGGCGGGAGGTGGTGAGATGACGATGTGCGAGGGTTGCACTGCTGACGAACACTGGCGTTGCGGTTTGCAGACTTGGTGTCAATGTCCATGTGATGGTTCAACGGACTGCTATGAAGTTGACCCGGATTCAGGACTTGAGATGATCGAAGGCGACGATGATGACTGCTGCCACTTTCAAGATTGAGCAGAACGGAGACTAACTATGACCAACCTACACGAACTAGCCACCAACGCTGAACTCAACCACTGGCCGCCGCATCTGGGCGTGACCACCGACGCGGAGAAGATTGCCTATCTGGCTGAAGCGTTACGGCAATCAGAAGAACAACAAGTAAACGATGGAGAGATACGTGCTGAAATGCAAAATGAAATCGATAAATTGCGCGACGTGGCGCAAGATTTAGAGGAGCGGCTTGATTCTCTGAGAGACGATCTGGATGCGTTGAAAGAGAAGCTGGACGTTGAATGATCACCATCCCCCGCAAATCGCTACTCGCTGAACTGCACCTATTGCAATCGGTGCTGGAAGTTAAACTAACCATGCCGGTGTTGGCGTATGTCAGATTCGAACTGGTTGCCACCACTCTGACTCTAACTGCCACCAACCTCGACGTTAGCATCACCACGCAGATCGAGGCTGCCGGTGAGCCGTGGAGTGGATGTTTGCCGTTGGCGCAACTATACGCGTTGGTGAAGCTGCTCTACGATGAGACGATTACCGTCACGCCGAAGGATGGAATTGTCGAGATCAAAGCTGGACGTGCGCGACATAAGTTACCAACAATGTCGGTCAGTGAATTCCCTGAGATTTCTCAAGCTAATGAGTCAGGCGTAACCCTACCAGCCGCTACGTTCAACTCCATGCTTTCTAGTATCGCATTTGCTGTTCTTACACCTTCCGATGGTCTGAGTCAAAGCCAACATCGGTTTACCGGCATCAGCATGATTGTCAGAGATAACCAGCTTTTACTAACCGCTACGAACATCATGCGACTGGCAACTACATCCTGCGCAGTTGAGTCGGATGCTAGCTTCGACGTAATCATTCCACGACAGGCGATTGGCGGGTTGATGAAGGTTGACGGCGGGGAAGTATCGATCGGTGTGACGGACAGCTTCCTTCACTTCACCAACGGGCTACGACGGATGCATGTCCGACGGCTGATTGACGATAAGTTCCCTGACTGGCGCTCCATGTTTCCGAAGTCCTACGAACACACAGCGGAGCTTGCAACAGGTGAACTAAGCGCAGCCATTAAGCGAGCTATGTTAACTCAGAACGAGCGGCGCAACATGGTGATTGACGGACTGCGTTGGACCTGGGCCGGTGGCGAGTTGCTGATTGAGACTCGGGGCGGGGATCTCGGCAAGTCGGATGAAGTGGTTGCTGTTACCTGCGCCTCTCTCAACGGATCATCTGTGGCGCTAGGGATGAACGGGCAACAGGTGATTGACGCGTTGTCACTGCTGGGCGAGAGAGTGGTGTGTGGTTTCTCGGCTGGTACCTTTGTCGTTAAGATGAAGCCGCAACAACCATCCCCGGTCAACTTTACCTATTACATCAACACGGTGAGCCTAAAGAACTGGCAATGAAACGTAAACGCTACTACATCATCGCGCAACGTTACCCCTGCTATGACGGCTCACGGCCTCTTAGCTTTGCGATCTATCGCGGCAGCACCTTCCTTGCTTACTCATGGTCGCTAGCCCGCGCCTGGGTTGCTCTGCAATGGATTAAGCGAGGGTGTCAATGAGCTACACTGACTTTCTTGAATCCAAGCGCATCACGGTTGTGCCAAGTGGGTTCACTCCAGCCGCACTCAACCCGATGCTGTTTGATTTCCAGCGAGACGTAGACTGCTGGGCGCTGGAACGAGGGAAGGCGGCGCTGTTTGAAGATTGCGGTTTGGGTAAGAGTCCGCAGCAGTTGGTGTGGGCCGAGCAGGTGGTCCATCGCTACAACAAGCCAGTGCTGATCCTTGCTCCACTAGCAGTCAGTAAACAGACTATTCGTGAAGGTGAGAAGTTCGGTATTGAAGCGCGGCTGGCAAAGGAACAGTCGGATGTCACGACACCCGCGATCTACGTGACTAACTACGAGAAGCTAAATCACTTTAATCCATCAGTATTCGCCGGGGTTGTGCTCGATGAATCGTCAATCCTCAAGTCGTTCACCGGAGCCACGCGCAACCAGTTGATTGAGTGTTTTGCCAACACGCCGATGAAGCTATGCTGCACCGCTACCCCTGCGCCAAATGACTTCATGGAGTTGGGCAATCACTCTGAGTTCTTAGGCGTGCTTACCCGAACCGAAATGCTCTCCACGTTCTTTGTCCATGACGGTGGCGACACTAGCAAGTGGCGGCTTAAGGGTCATGCGGAGGAAGAATATTGGAAGTGGATCTGTCAGTGGGCGGTCATGCTGCGTCAGCCGTCGGATCTTGGTTACGACAACAATGGATTTGTACTGCCGCAGTTAAATTACCATCATCACGTAGTGAAGAGCGAGAAGGCGATTGACGGGTTTCTCTTTCCGGTTGAAGCGCAGACATTGACCGAGCGCCGAGGGGCCCGTCGCGCGTCATTAAATGAACGTGTTGAACTATGTGCGGCGCTGGTCAATGAGTCCGTCGAACCGTGGCTGATCTGGTGTGACCTTAACGATGAAGGCGACGCGCTGGCGAAGTTAATTCCCGACGCGGTTCAAGTGGCTGGCAGGGATAAGGACAGTGACAAAGAGTCACGGATGTTCGGGTTTAGCGACGGGCATCATCGCGTGCTGATCAGTAAGCCGTCCATCTGCGGCTGGGGCATGAATTGGCAGCACTGCGCCAACGTTGCCTTCGTCGGTTTGTCCGACTCATGGGAGCAGTGGTATCAAGCCATCAGGCGAGTCTGGCGGTTCGGTCAAACGCGTGAAGTCAACTGTCACGTTATCACGTCTGAGGCCGAAGGTGCGGTGGTGCGCAACATCCAGCGCAAGGAGGCCGACGCCGCACGCATGGCAAAGGAGATGGTCAAGCATATGAGTGTTTATAATACCGAGGCGGTTAAAGGGACGGTGAGGACGGCAGACAGTTACAAGACGAAAGTTGAAACAGGCGATGGATGGGAGATGCATCTTGGCGATTGCGTGGAACAAATCGCTGACGTGAAAGATGAGAGCGTTCACTATTCGATATTTTCTCCACCGTTCATCTCGTTGTATGTTTACAGTGCGCTAGAGAGAGACATGGGAAATGCCCGGAGCGATGATGAATTTTACACCCACTTTCAGTTTCTTATAAAGGAACTTCATCGCGTACTACTACCGGGACGATTGTTATCTTTTCACTGCATGGATATTCCCGCGATGAAAGAACGTGATGGCTATATCGGGCTGAAAGATTTCCCCGGCGATCTAATCCGCATGTTTCAAGCGCAAGGATTCATCTATCACTCACGAGCGGCTATATGGAAAGATCCGTTAGTTGAGGCAACACGAACAAAAGCACTTGGGCTAATGCATAAACAAGTTGTTAAGGATAGCGCAATGAGCAGACAAGGATTGCCTGACTATCTTATCACTATGCGCAAACCAGGTGATAACAGTGAGCCAATTTCACGGCCTAAGGGATTCATTGAGTTCATTGGTGATGATGAACCAAAGGCGCGTAAGGGTGATCCCGTAATAAGATCCCGCGACATAGAAAAGTATCAGGGAATGACTAGCGATGATCCTGTTTACTCACATCAAGTTTGGCGGCGTTATGCGTCTCCTGTGTGGATGGATATAAATCAATCTAACACGTTACAGCGTGAATCCGCACGAGAGGATGCTGACGAGAGGCACGTATGTCCTCTACAGTTGCAAGTAATTGAACGCGCACTGGAGCTATGGACCAACGCAAATGACGTAGTCCTTGATCCCTTTGCCGGCATTGGCTCAACTGGCTATGTCAGCCTGCAACATGGGCGGCGATTCATCGGGTTTGAGTTGAAAGAGAGCTATTTTAAACAGGCAGTTGCTAATCTGCGGGCTGCTGAGACGGTTACGCAAACAGGATTGTTCGCGGTGGCGGGTGAGAAAAGATGACCGCCTTTCCACCACCACCACTCGCGACGAATTCAACGCGGTGGTTGAGGAGGTGAAGCGGGTCGGGTGCGTGACGCGAGACGACGGCAGAAAGAACCACGTCTTTCTAGACCATAGCAATATCTGCCAGTGTAGGGATGTTGATTTGAATGCTTATCGAAGGATGGAGTTGAGATGACGACAACAACCGAAGCCAAACAATTGCCGCTATCATTTGCGGATTACATGCTCAGTCACATCGCGCAGGAGGTGCGCGGAGATCATTGTGCGGATTACGAAGGCGCAACACTTTGGTCTCAATGAAAAAGAACCGGGCCAGGATCTTACTAACCAGGAGCGCGTCCTGTATGAGTTTTGCGATCTCTTGGCTCTGTGTGAAGTTGCACGTGACGCTGGAATACTGCCAGATGTTGCGGGCGGCGTAACTGATGGACGTGTCGAATCGAAGAAGCTTAAGGCTGAAAAGTTCCGTGAGGTATTCAATTGAGCTAGGACGATTGAGCGCAAACAGTTGAGTGAGCGGAGGATGAAGTGATAGCGGCGGTGATAAAACAGGTTGTCTACCACGTTGGCGACAAGGTTCGCGTTGTTGAGCCGTTGCAAGTTATCCGTGTAGGTTATCCTCTAACTAAGGAAGATGCACTGAGGGCAGTCGAAGAAGAATACGCGCAGAAAGTCGCTGATTTTATCGTCAGTGTAACAGGACAACCAATCGGGCTAACCAACACCGATCCGCGACTCTGCGCCGATCTGATGGACGCGCTAGCATCGTACTGGATTCGCTCCAAAGGATTTGGCGGCAAGGAGCGGAAGATTTACACAGAAGTCAACGAGCGACTACGCAACACCTCCGGTTGGACCGTGATAAGTAAGCGCCATGTCAAGACTGGAACCTATTGCGCTGGTGGTTACTCGGGCGGCTATGACGGAGAGCCGGATTACGATCCACCGCATCTCAGCGGAGAGCAGACGCACACGCTACTGACCATTGAGCCGCGCGATTGGAAGTTGAGTCTAACTGCGATTGAAATCGAGGCGGTGAACGTGGAGAAGGAAGCGCAATGACCACCACCCCTCCTCCACCCACCACTAGACTCGGCATTGCGATTGACTTGGACCAGTTGCGTGGGTTGATGCGGGAGTTCATCGATGAACAGAAGCGTGACTATCCTGAGCAGCACGAAACAGAATTAGCTTTTGAGGTGTTCCTCCAGTGGCTACGACAGCGGCAGCGTGAATCACCCGACAACAACATCCTGACGTTTAGAGTTGAGAAGGGAACAGGTAAATGAGAAGTGATATTTTAACCAAAGACCTACTGGAGCTAAGGGATAAGATCAATAAGCTGACCAACGAGCAGCGTGACATTCTTTTAGATCTCGTTGACCCACTGCCTGAGCCACAGGCTGAGCAGAAGACAGCGACGAAGAAAGCAGCTAAGAAACCAGCTACAACCCGCGAGTACGACCACTGCCTGCGTTGCGGTACGACTAAGCGGGATTCAAGCCACAAGGACCAGGCGTTGCCTGATTATCACGACTTCCAATCGTCCAAGGGCAAGTCGGCGCGGGCTGCGGGCATGGCTGAGACGTTGAACAAGAGCCTCCGGTCCCAGCGACGAGTCACGGAGAGCAACTGCGCTGACTGTGAAATGGCTGAAGATATGCCGATCCACAGTCCTAAAGGCGGGTATCAAACCTATCACCCTTTTCAACCTGCGACGCCTGCTCCCACTGCTCGCAACCAATCATCAGTGAGTAACGGGGCAGGGTCTACTACAGCGAATTCCGTGGGCGAGACGGTGAGTGCTGGCGATGCTCAAGTCGCTTCAGGGGGTGATTGAGATGATGAATACTCCGCATGATCTCGCAAGACATATCAAGACTGTAAATATAGCAATGTGTGATCGTTGCAGTAATACCGCAGAGATAGAAGGAGAACGATCTCGCTACTCTGTGGCAGAGTATCTAATCAAAAAGGGATGGTCTGCATCAGACGATGAGATTGTTTGCGATAAGCACGCACAGTCCGCGCTAACGATCAGTGCACAAAGTGCAGTAGGAGGTTCAAGTGAGTGAATTAGCTAACGAGTTCAAAGGTGAGGCCGGAACGATCTATATCGAACAAGCTCGACCCGGTGATAATCATCGCTACGAGGTCTGGTTTGAAACCTTCTGTATTCTAGGCGAAGGTGACTCGGAGCTGGAAGCATTAAATGATGCATGGCGTCACACGGGAAATATCATGGCGCTGATTGCAGAAGCACGACTTAAAGTTGCCGCAACTGCTGAGGCCGGAAAGCAGCCCGACACCGGAACCAACGACATCAGCTAAGGGAAAGGGTGGGTGGATAATGGATGATGATGACACTCCTTATCTCGGTCAGGATCTAATCGATCCCGTCTGCCTGATGCACGGCCAACCGTGGAGCGCCAACCCGCCGCACTGGGCTGGAAAGTGTTTAATCTGCCAGTTGTGTTTCAAGGTGTTGGATTCAACCGCTGATTGCAATTCGCTACCGGATGGAAGTTACGAAGACGTTTGTATCGAGTGCGCGAGAAAGGAGCGGGAACAACAATGAGAACTGAGGCCGATATTCAGGCGCTTGCTGATCAAGCGGCACTTACTTATGGGAAGGCTACGCGGTATCGCAATATGACCTACGAAGATGGAGTTAGAGAAGCGTTGGAGTGGGTACTGGACGAGTCGATTCCTGATGCAGAAGCGCCGCTGGCATAGGAGACTACGATGGCTATCTGCAATGAATGCCTCGACCACTTCACCCCCGACAACTACCTCGAACTTTGCAACTCGTGCGGTGGGCAGATGGTGGAGCAGTACGAGTCGATGCAGCAGTTCAAATCGCCGGTGCTGACGATTGCTGAGCTGTCGAGTCGGGTGGTGTTTGGCGAAGCGTCTACACCGCAACCAGTCTGGAGGATAGAATGAGTGAATATCACAAAATAGAAACACTGTTTGAGCGTGATGCGAACACCTTTAAGGTTGACCCGTCAAAACTTAAGAACCGTACCTACTCGCTGATTAAGACATGGCAGTTCACCGAGAAGATTGACGGTACGAATATCCGCTGCATTTGGAAAGATGGCGTGCTGCAATTTGGCGGCAAGACCGACAATGCACAGGTCCATACCGATCTAATCCGCTGGCTATACGAACATATTCCAGCCGCAAGGATGGCAGAGATCTTTCCTGATAGCGAAGCGGTTATTTACGGTGAGGGCTACGGCGCAGGTATCCAGAAAGGCGGCTTGTACTCACTGACTAAAAAGTTCATCGTCTTTGACGTGCTTGTCGGCGGCAAGTGGTGGTTAAGTTGGGAGAATACTTGCGACGTTGCTGCGAAGCTCGATCTTGAAGTGGTACCATTCATTGGCGAAATGACACTTGAAGAAGCAACGGAGATGGTTCGCGCGGGATTCAAGTCGCGTCTAAATAACGGTCAGATGCAAGCGGAAGGACTAGTGGGTCGCACCGCTGAGCCGCTATTCGACAAGAAAGGTGCGCGGCTAATCGTAAAACTTAAGACGAAGGACTTTTAGCAATGACGGCCAACAAGCCCCAACTCAAAGCCGTGCCGGTTGCTGATGGGCCAGTGCGACCGCCGTTTATCAGTGATGCGGAGCGGGAAGGGCTGCCGGTGACTAATCAACGAGATACAGGCGCTCCGGTGCTGGACGTAGATGCGGTGTTGAGAGGCGCTTCACCGGATTACGTCAAGAGCAACCAGCAATGACTTGCCCTACCTGTTCCAGTCCGACCCGCGTGATTGATTCCCGTGAAGATGAAGGTGTTAGCAACGTGCGCCGTCGCCGACATGCCTGTCGATCCTGTGGTACTCGGTTTTCAACCTATGAAGTCACTGCTGATGAGTATAACAAGATGCGAGCAATGCGAATCAACACTACGCAGATTGATTCGACGATAGCTACTCTACGATCGATCAAGGCGCAGTTTGGAGCAACTAATGGAAAAGACTGAATATAACTACCTGTTGGAGTTCTGCGTGCAGGTTTCAACCTTCGTGACAATGATTGGCAAGTTTACCCACGTTGATGAAGCTGAGCGGAAGGAGTTGGAGTTGACGCTATCGGTGTTGCAACGGAAACTTAGCGAGATCATGCCCCGCGTGCAGGATCGGGAGGCGGCGGCTGCGACGGAACAGTTTACAGGTTTCTAGGCTTATGCCGTGACGCGTAAGCGTATGCCGGGTCTAATCGCTTCCCAGCGTCGCTCGGTGAAAGTCTGAGACACGGCAACCAGTTGGAACAAGTGGGTTATATCAACAACTTTAGATAGAAAGCGAGAATCCTTACAATGAAACACCATCGACGAAACCGCATCAGGTACTTGCTGATGACCACAACCATGCTACTGGCAATCCTCGCACTAGCCCTACCTAGCCAACCAGTAGACGCCTTCGTGCAGGCCGACTGTTACCAATGCATCCGCGACTGCGCTGATGATGCCTGGTGGGAAATGCGGCAGTGCTTGAACAAAGGTGGGACGACTACCGATTGCAAGGCTGTATACGACAACGCCTACAACGCCTGTCGCGCGTTTATCTGTAACTACGGGTTAGGGTGCGATCTGCCGAGGGTTGATGATTACTGAAAGGTGGGAAATTGACTGGCCCTGACGCGGGGCGCTCCTAAGAAGGTCTACGGGCCGGAGGAGGTCGTACTCGGCAGGGAATTCTTGGGTCGTTGTAAGGACCGAGGGAATCCGTAGGCAGAAGGTCAAGTGAAAGAGTTGACCGCTCAGAAACGTGGGCCGTAAGGCTGATAAGGAGTACGAGTAACGGCAACTTCCTAACGGGTAGCAATGGCCCAAGGGTTATTCAGGTGGTCGTAACCGACTGTCAGCGGCATGACTTAATTGGTCGGGGCGCGAGAAGCAGGTGGAAGGCTAACTCGCATGTTCGATTAGCAACTTAGACATGGAAAGGAGTATCTCGGACCGAAACTACAGCAACAGGTAGAAAGGGAGAGGCGCTTGCTGGAGACGGTGGGCGTCTCTTGCTATTGGGTGGGATGGTCCAACTCAGCGTAGGAAATGTTATGATACTTCAGCAGTCCGATCAGCTTCTCTTCCTGCTTCTCGTGATGCTTCAGGCGAATGTCCAACAGCCCATTAGCCTCACGCGAATCAATCAACTCGCCATCCAACTCTTCAGCCTTGTTACGCCAGAATAATATCTGCCCACGCATCTGATCTTCCTTCGCTTCCCATTCCTGTCGGCGCTCTTCAGCTTTTCTAATAACAGATTGAATTTCACGGAGGGTTTCCAACGTAATGCCCACCGGAGAGATCTCAGTTGCGATATGAATGCTGCGAGCCTCTGCGTCAATCTTCCTGATCTCGGCAGGCTCGCGTTTCTTCTTAAACCACAGGGTAGATAAAGTTCCAGCGACAGCAAGGACTGCTGTAATCACGTTTGAGAGCAGCAACCATGCGTGAGGAATGGGTGTGGTTTCCTGTTGCATCTCTCATTGGTCTAGGATCTTATGTAGCCGTGCTATCTCCGATCTAATCGCCTCTTGTTCCCTACGGTTGGTGACGGATAGATCGAACGTTGGTTTCAGGTAGCGATCAGGTTTGTTAGCACGCGGGTAGCGATGCCCGTTACGTTGGGCTGTCTCCGGTGGGTAGACGCGGTTGAAGTCCATCCGCTTGACTCTCCAGAATTCACCGAGACAGGCAGCTTCAGCAGCGTCCGCGTCTTCAAACACCCCTTCGTCTTCATACCAGCAGAAGGTCAGTTTCTTGCCGTTGATCTCAACTTCATCCAGCGCCGGGATACCGAGCCGGGTGAATGCAAAGCGATTGAAAGGGAGGTAGACGAAGCGGAAGAAAGCCCGTTTCCACCACGGGCTGCGCGAGTCGATATTGTACTTGCGCTGGCTGACGTGGTGGACTTCGGTGAGCGCGGTCTGTTGCATTTGAGCAACCACATTATCCTCCGGGGCCGCGACCGGGACTATTGGGATCTCCGGGTGGAGGAGGCACGGGAGGCTCGTCAGGATCGCTTGTCGGGCTGGTTCCCGGCCTGTTGGGAGTAGTCGGCGGCGGGCCCGGTGGCACGATTGGCTTTTCTGGATCTTGCTTAGTCGATTGTCGATCATTGTATTTCATCTTGGGCGATTTCCTTCCTTGTTCGATTGGTGGTCTAACTACCTTCTAACGTGGCCTTATTGCAAATGCAATTCCTACTACGACTGAGCCGATGGTTATCAGCGATACGAGCAGGCCAACGGCGATGATTGCATAAGTGACAGTGTTCTTAGCTCCTGTGCCTTTGCCCGCGCCTTCATAACTTGACTTCTCCAACGCTGAAATCCGGTTGTTGTATTCCAAGTCGCGAGCCGCATTAGCCTGTGCAAGCGTTGTCGCTGTCGTGTTCAACACCGCCCGAATGTCATTAGCGGTTGTCTCCGCTGCTCGTGCTACCAGTTGGACTGCTGCAAGTGTTCGCTCTGCTTCCGTCAGCCTTGCCGTCTCGTCGCTCTTGCGAAACGCTTCCAGCTTCTGCTGCTCCATCAAATGGATTTCTCTGTCGTGCTTTTGATGAGCATCCGACAGTTTCTCCATCCATCTGATTGTCTCTTCCAGCCGCCGGATCTCCGCGCCAAGATAGCGATTGTGCATCTCGCGCAGATCGTCCTGACGCTTGTTGGCTGCGCTGGTTAGATCGAGAACGTTCTTTGTCGGATCGATCACGGCCCCGCCGTAGGCGTCTACCCCTATTCCTGTTGCTGGTAGTTTTCGCGCCAATCACTTGATCTCCCTTCACAACCGCGTCGGCACAACTCCAAACAACAAGCTAAGCAGGATTAGAATCATCACGATGACAAGTATCACCACCGCAACCTTACGAACAGGCTCCGGCGGGTTGATATACCCGATCAGCCAGTAGATTAACCACGCAATCAGGCAGATGACCACGACGTAGATTAGCAACGTGATCAATCCACCTGCCGCGAGGGGTGCGAGTAGGGCTAGCACTGGATTGCTCCCCTTAGACGATCGGTTCAGCGGGCGGCGGCGTTGGCTCACCTGATGCCGGAGTACCTGCCGTGATAGCGGTGGTAATGTCGTTCGCATCCGCTTCCAACTTGTCAGCCAGCGCGTTGATATTGGTCGCATCCGCCATGTCATCAGCCGCGATTGCGTCTCTGATTAGCTGTGGAACCGAACTGACGAACGCCAGCACCGAGCCTTTGACTGTAGACATCCGCTCCACTGAAGCGGTGATTTTTGAAAGGTCAACTGCCATGTTATTTCTCCTCTGATTGTTTAGGTTGATTGATTGCCTGATTCATTTCCCCGGCGTCCTGATCTAGTTCCGACGCAAGTTGGTCCACCTTGGACTGATCGTCATTGTCGATGATACCGAGAATCAAATCCAGCTTAGCGTTGATAAATCCCAGGTCGGGGAAATGCACGCCTGTCTCTAGTAGCTCGATGAGATGGTCTACTTTCTGCTCAAGTCGAGCTTCTTTCAGGTTGACGATCGCCTCAGCAATACGCGCCAGCGCGTTCCTCTGCGCCGTTGCCTGAGTCAGCCATTCCTGAAACTGTGCGGAGGTAAGTTCGATACGCTCAAAGTCGCTCATTGATTAACCTCTACGGCCACTGCGTTCCGACCCCTATTACCGGCAACGGCTTCGGATTCCTTTGGCAAACACTTGCATCGCCGTTCATAACCAGCTGCGGATAATTCGGCAGTGGGTTGAGTGCTGCGGCTAATGCACGCAAGGTACGATCATCACTCCCATCAGCACACAGTTGCTTGAACTTAGCCTGCGCCTCACCCCGCGACATGATAACAGCAGGTTGATTGGCGTCAATGGTTACGGCGACAGTTGGGCCTTGGGCCAGTGCCGCCGCAATGACGATGCCGATTAGTCCGTTGGTCATAAGTGTTTAGTTCAACCCAACGCGCCCCGTGCCTGTTCCGGTATAGCCGTTCCGCAGTTATCCCGTTGCTGGCTGCCGGGGGCGCGTCAGAGTCGGGGCTGCGAGTGGGAAGCGGCAAAACCATAGATCCGAAGATCCACGTCTAAGCGCGTCTTACGAAATCGCGCTCCATCCCACTCGCATTGTCAAAGGTTGCGCGGCGCGTGGGTCACATTGAAGTGTTCATCTATCACGCCTTCTCATCGCCTCCATGACAGAAGACCGCGCATCAAGTTGAGGCGTCAGTAGCTATCTGACCTTACCACGTAGCAAGCTCGCTAATCTGCATTGCGTACGGCCTCAGTGTCAATCCCCGCAACACCGCATGTCTCCCAACAAGAGGCTGCTCAACTCCTATCCAGCCATGAATCAAGCGTCCCGGTTACGGTGTTGCGGGAAAGGGGTTGGGCTGAAGCACCGGGCTTATCCCTCGATTAATCGTTGTACCGCGTTGTTATCGACACAGCCAACAATCACCAGCGCCCCAGCCCACAATCAATGAACCGGAGGTCAGGTAGGGCTACAGGGAGGGCTCCGTGCGCCGTTCCTTACTTATGCTGGGCATCGCTCCGGTTCAAATTAGATTACATAGCCTAGCGCCTCAGTCGTAGCCATCTTTACCCTTCTGGGTTGGCGACTTTAACCGCGATGGCGTGCTGTTTCGGACTTCGCTACGACGCGAGCTTACTAAGCATCTCCACGGAAAGGCTATGTAATGTTAATTCAGAGTTCAAAGATCAGTGTGTCACTGCGATTATAATCAACAGCACCATCATCATCCCAACACTCACCAACCCCGGCGTCGGAGGCGTGCAGGCGTGGTGGATGAAGCGGGTGAAGGTGGTCATTGGCTGCTGGCTCCTATTAACTTGCCGACTATCCCCAACGGCAACACAACAGCTACAAACAACACCAACCCAGCAACTCTCCCAACTACCCCGATCAACTTATCTCCAACCTCTACGTCAAGCCGATCCGGCGTGATGATGGTGGTGAGCAGGTGGAGTGGGTGACGCAGATAGACAGCATCATCATCCAACTCAGCCATACAACCAGCAACCAACTCACTCATGGCCCGCTCGCTTCAATGCGTCATTCTCAGCCCTAAACTGCGCGTATGTCGCCGCTGCATCAGCCAGCACTTCAGCACGCGTCTTACCTGTCGCCTGCTGCCGTCTGGCAATCTCAGCTTCAGCGATGCCTATCAGTTTCTGGCCCAACACGCCGAGTTCGGGATGACCACTAAGTCCGGCGAGGATGGGCAGTGCCTGTTGCAGACCGGCAATAATGTCGGAGAAGTTCATTTGACTACTCCCTCTATCGTATCAAGATGCTTGTCGAGTGAGCTGACCGCCTTCTGCGCCTTGAACGGCAACAGGTCAGCTAACACGCTGGAGTACAACTGTCGCAACTCGGCGAGATTGTCTCTGACGAATTGCAAGTCCTGTGGCGGCAGCGTGCCTTGCGGGTACTTCTTGTCGAGTGCGATTAGCGAGTCATTGAACTTCTCACCCTTGTCGCCGATGGTTCCGAGCTTGTTGGCGATGCGATCCTTGGCGTCAAGCGGCATTTTGCCTGCTGTGTAGAATTCAGCAACCACGCGATTAGCCAACAACACATCATGGGCCAGTTCATTCGACGCATTGGCCATGCGGTCTAAGTCGCTGGATGACGGGCAAGCGGTGGCAAGTAGGGCGACTGTGACAATCGCTGCGCAGAGTGCAGGTGATCGATACCGTTGGATTCTCTTCATCGACTAGCCTCTTCCTGTTTAATCACTTCACTAACGGTAGCGGTAGATGGTCCGGCAATGGCCCGCTCAATCTGCGCGTTGGCTTTCTCAACTGGAACGACTTGCGAGCGGGTGAGCAGGATGTTGAAGAAGCCGACAATCACGCTCACCAGCAACATCACCTGCGCCACCTGATCGCCAGTCCAGTGGATTAAGCCGAAGATGATTAACGTCGGGATAATTGCCCGGACCACTTCGGATAACCCGCCGAGTATGGCCGCTGGTTCATGATTCAGCATAGGCAGTCTCCAGTTTGATTGTAGCGAGGTTGGTCATTAACCACTGATGTTACACCGCGCCGGGGTGAATGTCACGGATTTATTGCACGGTTATCGCTATGTTCTTAGTCCCACATGGCCCGCTGATCGTCACCACCGCCGACTTCTTCTTTGCCGCCAGCGAGAACTCAACAATCGCACTGCCAAGGTTGACTGGTTGCAGGGCGGGCGTCACCGTCACCTGACCCGAGGTTGATGTAGCTGAAACCGTGGAACTCTTTGGAATCCCGGTTAATGTGACAATCAGCTTGCCTGTTCCCCACGCTGGGATGACTGGACTATTCGTGGTCATCACGCAGAGGGGTGGTGTAGGCGTCGGTTGTGGCGTTGGTTGCGGCGTCGTTGTTGGCGTCGGACTACTACCCGGCGTTGGACTGGCAATCGGTGTAGCGGTCGGTGTCGGAGTAGCCACAGCACCCGGCTCCACGTCACCCGCTCCAGCCCACGCATCTCCGGTCCACCTGTACCACGGGCCGAGGACTCCCTGCACGTAGACTGCTCCGTCGAACCATTTGTACATCAGGCCAAAGCCGCCGCCGGTGTGGATACCGTTACGCAGGGTTTCCCTGTTCAGCCCCAACGTCCACGTCCCACCTGAACTATCGGTAATCGTCGCTCCTGTCGCTCCATCGGCAGATACGTTGCCCGATGGCGTTGATTGCAGGATGGGCGGGGTTGGGGTTGGCGTGGGAGTCGCTGTCACACTCGGCAGTGGGCTTGCTGTCGGCGATGGTAACGGCCCACCTGTCCCACCCAGCCGCCAAGCAAGATACCGCCCGCCTGAGCGATACGATTCGTCATACTCCTTGCCTCGGTAATGGGCCAACCCGCGATAGCCGTCCTTACCGCTGTACGTCGCGTCAAATATCTCATCCCCCCACTTGCGGAATTTGTCGTCCAAAGTGATTGAGTATGCATAGCCGAATTGACTAATTGCCGTCGCATTCAATTGTCGGGCATCAGAGACTAGATTGCCGTCAGCGGGAGGAAACGGATTTGACGCGCTACCACATCCTGTTTCACATGAGAATCCGGTATTAAACTTCCCGTGAACAAAGTAATACATCGTGCGCCAACCATTCGGGTTGTAGCTGTGGAGGTACTCATGCTCGACTGACTTGAGGATTGCCGCTTTGACGATAGGATCACCTGTCAGACGATGGACTGCGATCATCCCCTCGTTGAGAATGCCAACTTGAAACGGTTGTTCAATGCCTGTCATGCCGTCAAGTGCCCCGGGACTTGAATCCTCGATACTAAATCGATACGAACCGTCATCGCTCTGTAACGCGGCATAGTAACTAACCGCGCTTCTCAACACCTTCGCAAGAAACTCTGCGCGAATAGCCGGGTCAGGATCAACTGCCGCTTCATTTGCGGCGTACAGAGTCATAAACCCGCCGTCTCGCACACCGTAGTACAAGCCCGCCTTTGTTGGGTCTTTCTGAGTCCAGTTTGTGGGTGCTTCCACCCAGCTATTGAACTGGTATCGAACGTAATCCCTGATCCACGGCCACATCTCCGGTCTGCCGTCTAAGGCGCGGAGTATTAAGCCGTTAAGACTAATCGAGCGCGGCGCAAGGGACTCTCCGCTTAACGAAACAAGATTCTTGCCATAGTCGATGACAGGTTGACTCCACCACGAATCATTTACCTTCCGTGCACAATCCAAAAACCGTTGATCACCTGTTCGGTAGTAGGTTTCATAACTCACATAGCCGAAGTCGTAGTAGTTCATGAACCCCTGATAGTTATCCATCTCGCTTGCTGATGGAGAAGCAATCGACTGCCCGGTCAATGTCGTCCCCTGCCACGGGAGCGTCAACGTCAACTGCGTATCACTCTCAACCGACGCTTTGATCTTGACGATCCTGCCTGCCGCCCCATTGCCGATAATCGCGTAGTCCTTTACCTCGGTTAGAAAGTGGGTGTTGGAGCCGATGACGATCTTACTACCGTTGGTAACTGCAACTGTGCCGCTAATCACCACGTTCCCCGGCGTGTGGGCCACGTCAGGAAAGGCGGAGCACAAAGTCAACCCACGCTCGACGGCGGTTGAGTCAAACCAACTTGCGCCGGGGATTGTCGATGTGCCTGACTTGACCTGCGGCCCGATGATGAAGGCGACTTCAGCGGAGGGGAAGGTTACGGCATCGGTTTGTGCAGCAGAGTGGTGGACAGTGAATCCGGCAACTGTAACAGCCACCGTTACAAATATAGCAAGTAGTCTCATTTGACTATTTCCTTGGCTTTGCCTCAAAAAGGTCTAAACACCTTCGTTTGCCTCAAAAATCAAGTTGACCGATCTTCGCGCCGCGATTCGCGGCCAACCTGAGTTTGAGGCAAAGGATAGAATTTAGATCTTAACTCCCATCGCGTTTAGCAACTGTTCCTCTTCAAACGTTAATTTACCCTCCGTGAATCTGAGAAACAGGTCAAGCATGGTCGATTCCTCTTATACAGGTTTCGGTCGTGTAGGGGCTGGTGAGTGCTTCGAACACTTGCCAGTCCCGCTTCTAGCGAGGCCAACCACTATAGAGACATTGTTTCACACATGCAAGGGCCAATCCGAAATAATTCTTGATCAAAAATCCTGCGTGATTTACTCTTAGCGTGTCGTAAGCCCTACATTGTGGACGTTCTTCCGACAAGGTTGGAATGGACGTGACAAGAAACAAGGACGATGCGGGCGAGAACGATGTGTGCTGTTCTTTTACAACCAATCCCAGTTGAGTCTGATTTATATACCCTGGCCTAAGGCTAAGGGGGTTCTCATCAGCCCAAGGCTGACAAAAACATATTAGGCAACCGTTCTTGTCTTGCCTAAGGTAAATCAAAGCTCGCTGTGCAAAAACTAGGAGACGCGGTACGTCTACCCTTTTTGCATGGCGGGCTTTTTTAGTTTGGACTTAGAACAGTTCGGCGTTCTTAACTTAAAGAAAGGGCTCACTTTATCGAGAGCTAAATCCTTAAATTGAAAAAGACTGGCGGCAACCAGTCTCTTTCAGAAAGCAAAATTGACGATGAATCAAAAACCGCAAAGGCGGCACCCTCTTGGTGTCGGCATAGTAACTCGAAGCCCGATTACTGTGCAAGAGAAAATGTCGGACCAAACTAAAAGCGTTAAGGCTACGATCCTGCGCCTCGCGTCGGCGACAATTCGCGTTAGAGAATTACCGACAGGCGAATTGATTATCGAGATCGAGCCGCCATAGGATTCGTGCAAGCCCTGTGAGGCGGGCTACGCACAATTACGCGGCGTGAGCTTCCGAAAAGTCTACGTCAATTCCTAACTCATGCTGTGACTGAATGACTACGCAGAGATTGTGGCAAAGCACCTTGCACAGTGCTTCGTTAATCTGCGCCGTGAGTGTCTTACTGCGAAGTCTCTGCCCAAACTTCGACTTGATCATGTGGAACGTCGTTTCAACGTTGGACCGCTTGTGATAGTGCGTCAAGAATTCTTCGCGGTGGTCTGTGTAGAATTCCAGCATTCGAGTCCACAGCGTTGACTTTGGACCATAGTTGGTCTGTGCTTTGGAATTGGACTTGAACGGGATGTAAGGGATGGCCTTATGCCGCAAAGTCGTTAATAGATTCTCTCCGCTTAAATAGGCTTTGTCTGCGCTCACTTCTTTCAGCGTGAAACCGTTTCCGGCAGTCGCTTCGAGCAAAGGCTTGAAGTAACCGTGATCGTTTGAGTATCCATCGCTTATCTCAACGGACGTAACCACGTTGGTTTTTACCCCACACATCAGATGCACCTTGATCCACATGCGCCGATCTTCTTCCTTGCCATACTTCACATCTAGCCAACGCGTGAATTGACCTGTGCTGAACCCCGAACTATCAACCGCGAAGTCTGATTCAATCGATTTGAGCGGCTGTGCACTCAACTTGATCAACTCATACAAGTACGGTGTCAATGCTTCGGCTTCGAGGTAACGAAAGACTGAATTATATGAAGGCATCTGAGACAGAAAGCCGCGTCTTCTCGCTTCCTGTAGATCACTCTGAAAGCGGCGACCTGAAACCGTAGAATAAACTTTGAACGTGCTGGCGAAGATAATGTCAGCCAACGATAGACGCGGCCTCCCGCGATGCTGCACAGGCTCAGGGATGTTTCTGCATAGTTCGTAGAGCAATGCCTGTAGCTGTGACTTCTCTTGGGTCTGAGCGGCATTGTACGCGGGCCAATTCTGCGTGTAGGTCTTGCGCGTGACCTTGACCGTTTCGGTTGTGATGGTCGCGCCGTCTGCGGTCTGCTCGCGTTGGATCGTGTATTCGACTGCAAAGATATGCTTGCATCTGGCGCTAGTGAATTCGTGATCACGGCAAGTGCAACTCGGCTTTTCAGCGTCCAGCGCAACGGTGTACTTTTCCTGCTTATTGCTTTGTGAGGGAACAAGCCAAAGATTGCCTTTGCCTTGGCGCGTCAGTTTGGTTTTAGCGGCTATTTCAAGACCTTTGATCTCGCGTGGTTCCATTATGAGCATCTCCTTGCCTTTAAGAAGCGATTCGCTCACAATGTCTTTACCGGAGATCAAGTGCGAGCAATCGCGTTTGATTTTCAAAAGGGCCTTAGCGGTTACAGCCGTTAGGGCCTTTGCTTTTCGATGAGGGAATTATACGTGCGCGGGTACGTATAAGTCAAGGCGAATGGTTGACTTCTACGAAGGCGGGCACGTATAATTGCAGCCATGCCAAGACAAAAGAAAAAGAATGCGGCAGCGGTCGCTCTAGGGCGTAGAGGCGCTAGGAAAGGCGGTCTGGCTCGCGCAGCAAGCTTAACAGCGGAAGAGCGTAGCGAGAGCGCCAAAAGGGCAGTAGCGGCCCGGTGGGAACGGTATAGAGAGAAGTTAGACCGCAAGCGTCCGGGTGATTCATCCGGCAGCTAAATCTAATGTCGCGGAAAAAACTTGTTCAAAGGATCACTATGCGCCGCAGATGGATTGGCCTTGCGTCTTATCTTTTCCAACTTAGATTGTTCTCGTTGGGCCTTTACGTCCGGTCGATGCAATAGCTCTGTTATTTTCTTCGCCGGAATGACGAGAGCGATCCCCATATTTAGAGGCGAGAGCGTTGCGTCATGTCCATTGATTTTCACGTCCTGTTCCCCCGGATAAAACCCTTGAATAATTCCTATACAGTGACTTACCTCCCATGACGGACGGGAACTAGTTCGTTCCTCGTAAACTTTCGTCGGTCGCAGGAACACCGGGGAACCGCTTTGACCGCCCCATGACGCTATCTCTACCAAGAATGCTTCGATCTCTTGGTAGATGTCAGGTTCTATCTCTGCTGTGATCTTCTCACCTATTGCTGGAACTAGAGCGATGTGCCCAAAACGGGCCACTGGAGTCGCCGCGTGGTCACTACCTGAATGATGATCGAAAAGTCCGATGCTAAACACTTCATCTCCAGAGCCGTATCTGAGCGGACTAGGATGATCGGCTGGAAATTGATTCATGGGGTAGTAGTGATCCGCGTAAGAACGTAATTCTGTATGATCTATCAATTCGATATCGAACTTTTCAAACTCACCCTTCCACATAAACTCCAGCGGAACTACAGCCACATCGCTACTCGGATCACAGAACCAATCGCCTTTTAGTATAGGCTTATCTTCTTTACCGCCGCGCTTCAAGTTAAGTCGGATCTGGACATCCGAGTCAAAGATCGAATGCCTGGTGGTCACGGCATATACCGCCATATCCCATTTCATTAGAACAAAAAATACCGTGGAAACAGGTTCGTTATTCTCAATGAGAAAGGTAGCGGTCTTGGTAATATCTGGATTTATAAACACGCGTAGATGTCCCCACTTATCAAGTATGGGTTTCCATCGCCAACTATTCCATCTCGGATCTTGGTAGTAGAGTAGCGGCTCATGCCGCAGATTATGCGGCATTAGTTGCCCCCTTTAAATCGGTCAATCTGCTTTTTGGGGCAGACGCCGTTATTAAGGCAAAGCCTATTTCCTTCCATTATTATGACGACTGTTGATTTGTTTGATTGCGCCGGTCTTTACAACATCCTCGACACGCACCTTGTAAAAAATACACAGCTTAGCCAGCGTGTCGCCTGTCGGCGCAGCCCGTCCTGTCTCAATCTGCCAGAGTGTCTGTCGCGTGATATTCAGTGCTTCCGTAACACTCTGCACCGTGCGCTCACCCCGCGCCTGCCTGATACGCTTATAATCGATTACCGTGTCCGCTGGTTTCATTGCTCGCAGTCTAATCCTGTCATTCAGCCACGTCAATGCTAATTTACAGGCCGGAAACGGTCGGTTGAAAATAATTGCTGAATAGTTGTAACGAGCTATTGACATGAATAAGAGTCAGGTGTATAGTGGATTCCGTTGAGGGGTTAAAGGGGCTGGAACGGAGAATCAAATGGCAAGTATCGGACGGGGAAATTTGAGATGCAAAGTTCAGGGGTGTAATCGAGTGCGTCCGTATTGGGCAGATGAGTGCAAGGGACACCGCAAGGCAAAGCCAAAGGTGGACACCAACAAACCAACCTTCTGCGGCAACCGAGAGTCAGGCTGTGGCGCTGAACTGACGGAGGCCGATTTCGAGAATGGCGCATGTACGCAGTGCTCGTATCCGCTCGGAGTATCCGGCCTCCCACTTGAGCATCAACTGCTCCTGTCACTACGGGAGATTCAAAGCCAGCGGGATGAGGAGGTTGCATGATGAATGAACGAGTTAAAAAGCTATGGGTTGACGCACTGCGGAGCGGCAAGTACAGGCAATGCAGGGCTAGATTAAAAGTTCACGGCAATCGGGACAATGGCCCATCTTATTGCTGTCTCGGAGTTCTGGAAGAAATCGCGAAAGATGAGGGTGTTATAAGCGGCTACGATGCGGCTGGACTGGTACTTGATAAAACAGTTATGGGTTGGGCCGAATTAGAAACTGCCGATCCAAGAGTGGGTGACGGACAATCACTTACCGCGCTGAACGATAGCGGTAGCGGTTTTTGGTTTATCGCTGAACAAATTGAACAGCATCTTTAACTATGGACCACCTAACCCCCGATATAATCTATAGCTACCCGCTCATCCTCGTCATGGAAGATTGCTACGTCCCTGAATCAGCCTGCGCGGTGATAGGCGCGTTTATCGGAGTTGATGAAGAGTCGGCAGCGGTAACGATTAAGCTGATGGCCGTAGACGCAGAGCGGCAGTTGACTAACAACTAAGGAGCAACCACCATGTTCATCGACATCGAACGCGTAGATCCACCAGCACAGGGAATCCAGCTAATGAACCAAGCTGAACGGAACAAGTTGATTGAGGATGCTAATCACCTCGCCTACAACTACATCCTGCATTCCGGCGCTTACAAGCGACTGTCCGGGGAACAGTGGGACGCGTTGGCTGGACTGATCGCCCTACGACTACTGGGCACGATGGATCGGATGGTGGATGAGGCGGTTGGGCAGTTGGGTGAGAAGGGACGGAAATAGCAATGGGATTAGACACAACACACGGTTGCTGGAGTGGGCCATATTCGCAATTTGCGCGCTGGCGGCAATGGTTGAGTTTATTCGTAATGACGGATCGCGGTGAAGCAGGCGATGAGGCCGCCCGGAAGATTAGCCATATGGGCGCTACAGCAGAGGCGATAGACCGAGCGTGGGCCGAAGGCCATTATGACGATCAGTTAATTCCGATTAACGTGCTTATGAACCATTCAGACTGCGACGGTGAAATTGCTGCCGAGGTTTGCGGACCGTTAGCTGACGCGCTCGAAGCACTCGTTAAGCACATGCCACAACGGGGTATCTACGATGAGAAGCGCCCCGCCACTGAACGATTTATCAATGGACTACGCAAAGCAGCGGCAGCGGGCGAAAGCGTCAAATTTCACTAACAACCACTGCGGCAATTTGCCCCACTAGCAACTTCCATGTACACTCCACACCACGCTCTAACAGAAACAGTGAACAAAGGGATACTCGCCTAACATGTTACGCACGCTCTTTATCGTCATCGCTCTCTCCTTCTCAATCGCATCACAGGAACCAGTGGAAATACCGGGACCGGAACAGTGTCCGGTAGTAATCACCGCGACAGGTGAAATTGTCCATCAATGCGATCCGCTGCTTGATCCGGGAGCTGGACCAGCGCCAGTGGGGCCGGGTGGGTGTGTGGTTGGGCAAGCGCAACCCTGTCTGGTTGAAGGCGCGAACTAACCGCCGACAATCAGCCTGACTCAACTCAACCACTACACCAGTATCCCGTAGATCCTCGCATCGGTGATCGTCCCCGACGAGCCGAGGATAACCGCGTGGACATACAGCGGATAGACGCTGGGCAGCAGGGCAGTTGAGGCTTTGCGCAGGATGGTGACAATGCCGGAGCGGATGCGCTCGTAGTAGACCCAGGTGCCGTCTGAGCGGAGTTGATAAACATCCCCGGCGCTGTACGTCTGCCCGCCAGTTGAGTAGCCGCCACCATCCATCCACAGACGCGCTGTCCCGTCGCTAAACAGATTGAAGCCGTAGCGAATGTCTGTGAGATTAGTCCCCGTGTTTACGCTACTGACGCCAAACACTCGGATTTTATTCGTCTCCAGTACCCCGCAACGAACCTTCCAGATGCCGGGACCGGCGATCGCTTTTGTCGAACTGCCTCCAGCATCAGGAGACCCGTCTGTACCACCAGTCTTTTGAATTCCGCTAGGTACGGCGGGAGTGACATTCGCCGTGCCTGTCCAGCTAACCCCTTCCTCCACGCCGTAGTTTGCTTCATAGGCGTAAGGGAACGAGCCGTTGAGAACCTGTTCAACCGCCTGCGCCTGCATCGCATTACCAGCATCGTTCGGGTGCAGGTAGGTGCTGCTCTCGCTCAACATTTCGCCTCGACTCAGCACCGCCGTACCTTCGACTAGAATTGCCCACGATGAGCGATTGCGAGCGATTGTACGAATCTGTTCGCGATAGGCTTCCAGTAGATCGCCGAAGGAATTCGCCACCTCACTCTCTTTGAAGAACGGTGTCTGACAGTAGATCTTGATGAGTGGCAACGCCGTGTGAATGTCGTCTAAAGTTGCCGCATAGGCCGTGCCGAAGTTCACCGCTGACCACAAGCTTGCGTTGTAGTCATTCACGCCGATCAGAAACCAGATAGCCGACGGTTTCATTGCTACCAGCTTCGCGACGAACGCAGCCCGCAAGCCCGACGTGTTCGTATCATCCCACAGCGTTCGACCCGACGCCGCTTCTATCGTGACGGATCTGGTTGTCATCTTCCGCAACATGTTCGGCCACGCGGTGTCTATGTTCTTTCCGGTGCTTCCCCCACCCCCACCTTGCGAGGTTGAATCACCGTAGACCAGCAGGCGAGATGGAGATTCAGGAGGCAGTTTCATCGCCGCCGTGTTGAACGTGCAGCCGACCAGGTAAATGCCAACTATGACACCCGATGACATGGAGTTTGTGCCGCCTGTTATAAAAATCAGCTTCCGTCCTGACGGCAAAGACTGGGTAAGAGTTTCAGCGTGCGCGCCAGTTGTCGGAGTGAGTCCGGGGCTTGCGTAAACCGTACCGTTAACCCATACCTGCACGGCGGCAGATGAACTGGTCGAGTCGCTTGCGTATACGTCAATGTCAACGCTGGTGGCGTCGGTGACGAACACTGCACGGGCTAGAGGGGAATGCTGGTTGTATCCGGTTTGAGCAACCCAATAACCGTTGTCCCACAGGTCGCCTGCGCCGAAGGTGAACGAGGTATCAATCCCACCTGTGCCGGAGTCGATTGCGTCGCACACGTCCCGCAACTGCGCGAGTATGAATCTATCAGGGCCGGGTATCAGATCTTTAAGCGCCATTAGTTCTCTCTATGGTCTGGTAAACGTTGCGTACAGCCAATCGCTCGGAGGTCCAAGGGGATGCGACGATTTTTTACGCACACCAACGAAGATGTCAGTTGGCAGTGAGCCGTAATCCTCCACTTGCATGTCTCCAGTGTAAGCATATTCCGGGATGTTACGTATCCAGCGAACATTGCGCACTCCAACTGTTACCGTGGTCCCGGCGATATTAAAGGCTGGACTATTGGCTATTCGCACTTGATACAGCAAATCCATGTCCAACTTGAACGGCGACACCCACCACGGATTTGAAGATGCGCCGTTGTAGTTGACGTAGAAGACAATCGTTCCATCGGCTTGCACGCTGACAGCTAATCGATCACCGGAAGTCAGTTGATATTCAAGTGGACCGGACGGCGTACCTTCCGGTCTTGCAAGTATCGGAGAACCTATCTCGAAGTTCAGCCGCTCAAACTGCCAGCCAGCCATTGCCGCCCCCGTAGGATCTGTTATGCCAAAGTTGTCGTTGAGGCCGAAGAAGTTTGGAACTAACACGTTTGTCAACGGATCAAACCCAAGCGGTACCTGCATCTCGATAAACACGCCGCCCGTCAGTTTTAGTGAAGGCGAGTTGACTGTGACAATCAATTCAGACGTGTTCCACTGGGCCTTCGTGTACAAAGCATCAAAGCCGCCGGGATCAACGTAAGTGTAAGACGTTAGAGGCAAACTCAGCCCAAAGGGATCGTCGGCTATCAGCGGCGGCGTATTGCTGACTCGCGCGAGATCTAAAGGCTTAATAGTAACCGGACCACGTAGAACAGTCCCGCCTCCGCTCGCTGCGCTTCTGATAACCAATTCAAAAGCGTCATCCGCTGTCGGCACTGCGGTCAGGTTGTCCAGCCAGTCCAGCGCCAGACTCCCGTTCGCCAGATCAAACGTGCCCGTGATCGAATCAATCGGCAACGCTTTCAATATCTGCCCGGTCCATGTAAAGGAAATCGGCGTGGCATCGGCAACGTCCTGATTGGTAGTGACAACCTTGTAATTGAAAGGGAGATTCAACCTGTCAGTGCTGAGCGGGATTAGCTTCTCAGCCCCGTTGATCAACACGACTCGCTCACCTGCACTATGTGTGACGGCGCTTTTAGTATTGAAGCGGGCGCGGAAGAGATTGCTAACGGTGATATTCACCCCGGCGCGAGTGACAGTTTTCGCCTGCACGTACTCGTTGCCGACGAGGAGTAAGTTGCGATAGGGGTTGGCAACCAGATCGGCCTCAGTGCAAGTAACAAGCGACGGGAACGGATCTTCGTACTTGAACGAGAAAGTGACGGTGTTGGCGGTGTCGATTGGGATAGTATTTGAGACGGAGCCAAGCGTGGTTGATGCCGTGCCGATAGTCGCAGGCACGTCCCCACTGGTAATGAACGTATACCCATCACCAAAGTCGGCCCACAACGCCCAGCCGCGTGCATCTCCATCGATACCTAAATCGTGAGTGACCACAAGGTAGAAACCGGGAGTCAGCGCGTCCCTGTCGTGTAGCGGCGGCGAGTCGATGAACTGCGCGATAGAATCCTTCGTCTGAACGTATTTCAACGTTGATGCAAGGGGAATTCGATGCGCGCCAACGTCATCAGAGAACATCTCAGTTGAGTAGCGACGGGCGGTGTTGATCTCAACATCGTGATTCGGCTTGATGCGTAGGTCTTCGATTCGAGTGACCACGTTGATCAGCCCGCCTGAATCGTCTGACGCGCAGATCACGTCACCTTCTTCCAGTACCAACCCCTGTGGTCCTGTGGCGAGGGAGTTGAACCAGTCACCCTCACGATTCTTCGACAGCAACCAGCCGCCGATTCTTGCCACTTGGTCCACTGAATCCACGGCTGAGAGGTCTACGTCAAGCGGATAAACCTTCTTCACCTGGTCCTGATGAGTGCGATCGTTGAACTTGAACGGAGTGAGGGCGAAATCGTTCTTCGCATCGCGAAAGTTGCCCTTGATCTGGTTGACGGAGGATTGCTTTGAGCCGAGGGGCCATTTGTAGCTGTCCTTTTTGACATTTGCTCGGGTGAGCCCGGCTTGCTGGAGTACGGTGGAGCCGAATTCGGTAAATACGGCTGATCCGCTGGCAACAGTCGCTCCGGCGGTTGTGGGCCAAGTTGGCTCGGTTGCGCCAGTCGTCCCATCCGTCGTCACCTTGTACTTGTGGCCGTTGAGCGTGGTGGGTAGGTAGATGTCATTGAGGACTACAGCCGATGACCCTTGCCACGCTGCGTAAACATCCTGCGAGTTGGTGGCAAAGGAGAAGGCGACGCGGATTAGCTCTTCGGCTGTCGTGTTGGAACTGGGTGGGATAGCTGCACCCGGTAACGGCAAACTGTTAATCGAGAAGTTGCTGTTGTTCGTCCGCGAGACAATAAACTTCAAGTTCGTCGAGTTCGCCTTCTCGCTGATGTAGAAGTCGCGTGACGTTCCAGTGAGTGCCGGGAGGGATGATAGGTTGATTTGCTGATTCGCAGTTAGGGTGATCGACGCGAGCGGGGTTAGCGCAGTTGAGCCACTTGCTGTCACGTCCGCATATGCAACCCTGTACACCCCGGCAGCTAATGCACCAGCCGCAGCAGCCACAGTCGGTGCGGCAGATGGATCGCTGATGCCAATCGTATGAGGCAGCAACAACGCCGGAACAGTCAGCGCCCCGTGTAAACACTGGAGCGTGATGACCGTCGGCGTCGAGACGCTCCACACGGCTCGGATGAACTTGTTTAGCCGCTGATTCGCGTTGATGTAGTGGCTGAGCATCGCGGCGGTTGTTCCTGTCGTATCACCAGCATCCAGCGTGTAGGTGACTGCGATCCCGTTGATTGTTGCTGTAACCGTGTTTCCCGCCGCTGGAGTCCCGCCGATGGTGATCGTCCCACTGGCTTGAACGGTTGTAGACCCTCCGGTAAGCGTCGCTCCTGACGCAGCAATCGTCACTGTGCCGGTTTTCGACACCGCCAGCGTGACAGAGTTGCCGGAGGTGGAGAAAACGGCTGCTGTAGGAGTGCGCACCTCGCTGGTGGTCAACCCAAAGCCCAGCAGCACCCGCCCTTGTAAAAGATCCGGTCCGATTTTCCATGGGGTTACATCAAGCAGGGGGATAGCAGTGTCGCCAATTGCCGTAGCAGTTCTAAGTCGGGTTGAATCTGAAGGTTGTTCGGACCGGATTTCATACCTGCCAAACTTGTTCACGCGCATGAACAGCTTGGCAACGGGGAAGACGATTTTATAGAGCAGATCGACGGCGCGGATCTCCTCGGTTAAGGGAAAGTTAGCAGTGTAACGTTTGCGCAACGGCTTCTGAGCAATGAACGTCGGGTCAGTTGGATCGGACGGATCAGGCAACGGGTCGCCCGGGTCAAGTGGGATGTACGGGCCATCGTCAATAATCGGGTCAAGTGGATCGCCGAAGCTATCAAACTTTACACCCTGCGTGTTGATGTTGCCGGTTGGCAGAAAGCGTTTGAACTCGATCCCGGCCTGCGTGATGTCTGGACCAACAATCGGAATAACCTGCGTATTCGTGTTATCAACCAGCGGCGCATCACAATGTAGCGCCGTTCGCCACAACACGGCATCTTCCATAAACGCAGGGTCGATATTCACCCACTTGGCTGAAGTAAGGATAAACCGGGCAATGTGCACCGGGTTGTCGGTCCACCCGGACAAGGAATACACACCCGACGAGTTAGGCAACGGCACCACCCGCCCGCGTATCACCCCCGTCACCGTCACTGGACCATCTTCTCGCGCCAGCGCCTCATCCGGGTCAGGGGCGAGACTGACGGCATCGATGTAGGCAAGGTGAGAGAACATCAGCCCGGCACCGAGGTCCGTTATCCATGTATTCCCTGTGTTCGTCCCGGTCCCACCTGCATCGCCAAGGTGGATACCCGGCGCACGTCCAAGGAAGTTGCTTTCCGGGTCTGACCACCCTTCATTCCTCGTCTTGAGATTATCTATCCCTGCAATCGGCCCCTTGCATACAGCCATGAGGAAATCAACGTGTGTACCTTTGTCGGCCCACTGGATGGGAATCAACTCCATCTGCACGCGCCCAAAGACTTCCGGGACGATTTGACCAAGCGGCGTGCTGTCAATTGAACTCCATTGCTGGGTGGTGTAGACAGTCTTGCGGCGTCCGAACAGGCGTCCGAAGAAGGAAGTGGAAGGGACCACCTGTGGAAAGGTGTTGGACCCGGTGATTGCATTGAATGGGATGCCCTCGAATAGCGGATCGCTCGGCAACCGCCCATCAGGATCATCAGCTTGGAATTTGTCCGGTGGAACTGTTTGATTGATGTTGCCGAAGTCCTGATGGGCTTGGAGTGTGAATGACCCTTTGTCGATGTCGCTGGGCTTGTCACAACGGCCCACAAATAGCACGAGACTGTCGGTTGTCACCGGTGGAGCTACACAGCGGATGACGAGAAACATCCCCTCAATGTTCTGCGTCTGCGCGAATGTGGCCATGTAGCGGCTGATGTTCGAGAAGTTGAGAGTGACGTTGTTGGTCTTCTCTCCCATGTTCCGCGTAATATCACCGCGACCTTGGCCGTCACCTTTCAACTCCCGTCGATAGGCCAACCCGTTCCACGTAATCTCTTCAGCAGCAAACTTCTCCAATGCATCCGCAGGGGCAAAACCACCAACTCCCGGCACATAGTTGTGCGAATAGAACTCGTACAAGTCCACGAGATCGCGTGGCTCAAACTGGCCTTTATCAAGTTCGGTTTGTAACGCGGAGTTTACCTGCTGCATTTAAGGGTATTTGACTAAGCCAACGACTCGCTGCTGGTTGTGTAATCCAACGTGCTGTGGGCGCTCGTACTTCTCATAACGGACTCCAGAGTAAAGCGTCCCGTCTCTATCACGATAGTTGAATGAGAAAGCCGACAGACCGTCTGGTCCAACTTTCGCGCTCAACGCATGCGCATCAAGTATCGCGACCAGCGCCGCGCTCTTCCCGGTGTAGATCAGTGCCCAGCGTTTTATCCCGCTACCGCCATTTTGCAATTTGAAGTCTCTCCCGCCGTCATCATATTCGGTGAATCCCACTTGAAACACCTCCGGCTGGAGTTGATACCAGATGTTGGGAAAGGGATTGCTACTGGATACCGAGGGCAATGGAAATTCGGCTACAGGCACAGTCTCTACCCCTTTATTTCCGACAGAATCATCTGTCTGATTGGTCCATTGTTACGATGATCGTCCAACGTCACCTGTACAATCGCGCCCGGCTCCTGTTTGACGTTAACGAGCAGGGTAATCGCCTGCTGGTTGCGCGACGTGCGGTCTAAGTCAACTGGTTTAGGCGAGCTTGAGCTTGTCGCAGGCACTCGACTACCGCCGCCCGACCCACCACCACTCGACGCCGTACTCCCGGGCCCTTTACCATTGAACGAGTTGCCTGCTATCGCTCGGCCTGCTAGTCCGGCAATCGCAGCCACAGCGGCGAATTTAGCGGCGGCAATGCCATGTTGCGCAGCGGAGGCGAAGTTGCCGAAGGCGAGATCGCCGATCGCGTAGGCTGCGTGTAGGGCCGCTTGCACAAGGGCTTGAGCAGCGATGGAGGCGAGCGTCTCAGCCAGCGCGCGTTTGAGTGCCTTACCAATCGATTCACCGTACAACACCCAGGCGCGAGCGGCATCGCCCAGCCCATCAGCAAGCGACTCCATTGCAAATTTGACGGTGGTGGTCGCAAAGGTCGAGAAATCCTCCAGCATCAGCCGGAGATGCGACAACCCATCTTCCCACATGCTGAAGTCCGGTGGTGGCGGCAGGCCGATGGTCGCGTCCGGGTCAAACACTTTGCGTGGGTCCAACTCCGGCACTTTACCAGTCCCCGGCCCCGGCACAACTGCCGCCTGCTCGCGCATCAGGTCGAGCATCTCTTTCATGCGCTCAATGGAGTCGATGAGATGGGCGCGGTAGCGTAACCACTCCTCGTCAATCCTGTGGATCGCACCCGGCACAAGGGAGATCTTCGCGATGAACTCCTCCGTCTCCTGCACCGCGCTCTTTGGGCCGAATTGCAGTTCACGCAACGTCTCAGCCTGCTCCCGCATGAACTGAGTCACGCTCTCAGCAGCGGCCTCCGTCGCCTGCTTCTGCTTCTCTATCTCAGCCTTGATTAACTTGTCAGTCTCAATCCGCTGCTTAGCAAGATCGATTAGTTGAGCCGCGATGATGATTTGTTGGCGTAGCGAGGCGTTGGTGTCTTTGTACTGTGTGTCAAGGAGCTGCTGAGCTATCTCCTGCGCTTTGGTGACGGATGTCAGACCGCGCAACTCGCCTTGCAACTGACGTAACAGCGAGATGCCGGGATCGGCCTTTGCTTTCGTCTTCTTGGTGAGGTCATCCTCCGTCTCCTCTACCCGCTTCTTCTGTGCAATCCCGCCGCCAAAGCCAACGTCAACCCCAACCTTTTGCTGAGCATTGGCCAGCGCCTTGGCCCGCTCCTCAGCTTCCCGGTAGACATCGGCGATGGTCTTGACTATATTCGCCTGCGCGTCGAACGCTTTAGTGGCTGAAACTGCCGCTTCGCGTAGTTCATTCTGTGCAACTTTGTGAAACTCTGCGGCCTTGGCGGCGTCACCTTGCGCGGATTTAATCGCGGCCAACGCTTCGTTGAGGATTGCTGCTGACAGGTGTGAGCCTTCTCGTAGCAGTTCGACTACAAACGTCACTTCGCCGGAGATGGTTGCAGCAACGATCCTGATTGCGTCTCGTACCGAGTGAATCAACTCCACCAACCCGTCGAATATCGTGGCTGAGACTTGCCCGACAGTCTCGAGATTCTTTTTGAACTCAACGGAACTCTGTGACGCCTCGCTGAAGTGAACAGCAGTTTGAGTCAACTTTTCGAACAGTGGGGCGAATGCGGTTGCTGATGTCTGTAGCAGCGCGTCTTTGATGTTGGACATCGCGCCGGAGAAGGTCTTCGACTGCGCCTCCATCAGCCCGCCGAAGTTCTGTTGGGAAAACTTCTGAAACGCGTCGATAAAGACCTTGGATGAGATCTGCCCATCCTTAACCAGATCGTTTATTTCAGATCGGGACTTGTGCAGTGTCTCTTGCAGGATCTTAAACGCCGGAATACCAGCCTCGGCAAGCTGGTTCAACTCCTGCGTCATTACCTTGCCCTTGGATTGGATCTGCGAGAGGGCAAGAGTGACCCGATCCAACCGCTCAGACCCACCACCAGCCGCAGCAACCGCATTGCCAACATCGGTCAGGATGGGTATCACCTGTTCAGCGCGAAAACCCAACGCCTGCATCCGTTGCGACGCATCAATCAACTCAGCGAATTGAAACGGTGTTTTCAGCGCGAACTGTTGCAACTCCTTCAGATGGTCCTGCGCCAACTGCGCACTGCCCATCATCGTGGTGAAGGCGATCTGCGTGGTTTGTAGCTTGTTGGAATAGTCCAGCCACGCCTCACCGGCTTGGCGAATCTCGTTGATAGCAGACACGCCGACGAGGGCGGTTACGCCGCCGACGGCACCGCTGATGAATGCGGAACGACGTGCCTGAGACGCGGCCTGCGCAGCCTCCACCTGTCTTGCTGCTTCACGCGCTATTCTGACCTGCTCCCGCTCCTCAGCCCGCCATTGTGCAATCAACGCAGCACTCCGCTGGCGCTGGAGGGAAAGCGCCGCATTCATCCGTGCCCGCTCTTCCCGCTCCAGTGTCTTCGTCTGCTTCGTTGCTTCAGACGCAAGTTGTCGATTCGTATCCCGCGCAGACGACACCTGCGACGTGCTGAACTTCGACAGATCAGCGCGTATCTCTGCTATCACGCCTTTTAACTGGCGCGGGTCGCCGTTGAACTTGAGTATTATTTCGGAGGTGCTAGTGGCCATTGGTTTCTGTTACAATATCAGCCAGTTGGAACGTGTGACGAGTCCATGCTTTAGAAAGCGGTAGGAATGCTTAGCTGAACGCGTAGGCCCGACTGCGCCGCCTCGTCCATCTTGTTATTCAACTCAGCAACCAACACTTGGATCGTGTTCACAAGTAGCGACTGCTGCTCTTGAATCACTGCGTCAATCATTGCCTATCTCCGCGCTAACATCGATCGCGCAATTAGCTCATCATCAGACGGCGGTAAAGTTGAGTGTTCAGACGCATCTAACGGAACCTGATCATCCGACTCCACCACTTCCCCACCAAACATCACCATCCAGAACTCCCTGTCCCGCTTCTCCCGCTGCCCTTCACGGGTCGCCAACTCCGTCTGGATGTACAGCGCCGCTTCCCGATCAAGCTCCTGCGCCGCTGACCAGTCCCTGATCTGCATCCTTTGACTCGGGCTCTGCGACGGGAACGTGTACGCCGTCCACGCCATCTCCTGAAACGCCGGACTCTTCAGGAAAGGTTTCGAGGTCCGCAACCTCCACCTCCCCGGTCCCAACACCGACTGCAACCTTGCGAGCGAAGTATTTATGCATCCCGTAGTTGTAGAGGGGCCAGAAGTCCAGTCCGGTGTCATCCGGTCCCATCTCACCCAGCAATGGATCAGGGTTCAACACCAACTTCGGCGATTCGACCATCGCGACGAGTAGATCACGCGCAACGGCAACCAGATCGTCATCGGAGATATGCTCAGCCATTTCCTTGTGGAACTCTTCATCCGTCTGCCCCGGCTTGCGCTTGGGTAAGTCACCGTCACCACTAAACGTGCGAGGCGAGCGGCCCAGGCGCAGGGTAAACTCCGGCCCCGGCGGTCGCAGCAGCACCTCCTGACCCGACGGGCAAGTCCACTTCTCCGACCGTCTCGGCTTCCAGCCATTTCCATTGTTTGACATAAACGACTCCTATCAATTTGATGATGACCGTTGAGCAGGACGCTCGATGAAGTTGGGCCAGCGGGTGGCGTAACAGAGTGAAGGATTAAACTATAAATCAGTTGCAGGGTGCGTGTCTATAGTGGGATGTGGGATAATCGGCGGCATGGACAACCATCAGCACACCCCAATTGACGTTTACTCCGAGCGTTTTATCGATCCTATCATGGTACTGTGTTCATCATGCGGAACACTTCTCGGTGCGACCTGACTATGATCAATGAATCAATCAGCAAAGTGACAATTACCTCATGGCTGTTCTACGGCGCGACTATTCGCATGACGCAGGTATTGAACGGACATGACGAGGTGATAAGGGGATACTTGCGATTATGTTTGCCGTTTGGATTGCGAATCCCGCCTCTCTACTTAGCCGCAATCTGCTACCGAATACGACAATGCATTTATGGACCTGTGATGTTCTGACCAGCAGCGAGAGAGACCGAAGTGAGGCTCCAGCGTAAAAGTTAAATCATCAGATCTGTTTCCAGGCGTTCCCAAGTTGATCGACGGCTGCGCGGGTAGTGATACCATACCCTTTAAATGCAACCGGGTTATTGCCCAGCCCTTTACGCTTCACCTGATTTGCAATCCCGGCGTCATTCACCGCCTTGTACAGATTGTAAATCATAAACTTGGTTGCGTCGGCTTTCGTCGGGAAGATCAACGCCACGCCAAGATAAGTGATAGTTGTAATGCCAAGCGTGATCTGCTCATAGCCTGCCGCCGTGCTGTAAGTGCCAAAACCGGATACAAGATGCTGCAAGACGCCAGTAACATCCTGTGTCTGAGCGAGGTTTGCAGCGAGTCCCACGTCGAGGTCTGTGACGATCGTTTCAACGGGCACCAGCACTTCATCAAGTTTCTGATCTTCCGTAGTCTTCTTTGCCGTCCACTCCCAGCCATCAGTAGTGTGACCGAGATGCTTGGCCGATGGATTGGCGGTAGCATCCGGCGTGCCGTCAGTAAAGAGGGAGATACGCGACCCTGCGCCGGGAGTAGCCAAACCAACCCAAAACCAGCCGTAACCGGAAGAGATTTTAGTTGCGTCAAAGTTCAGTGCTGTGCCTGCCATAGTAGGTTAGCCTTTCTTGAGCCGCTCCAGCGCCTCACCGACTGCGTTGATTAAGTTGTCCTGATGTTGAGCCGCTTGCTGATGGTGGTGCTTGCCGTAGGGATCAAGCTCGCTGCCGTCCGTGAAGTCAATCCCGCTCTCTGCCGACTTCTTATGCGCCTTGGCTGAATGCTCGAGACTGCGAATGTCGAGCGTTTGATTAAGATCGACATTGCCAAAGCCTCCAGCTCGTGCCACATCCTCGAAAATCTTCTTGGCCACCTGCTCATCGCCCGTTTCATTGAACAACTGGCGATAGGTGACTGCCGCACGTTCACCCGTCACCGGATCAATCCCCGGTGCAGTGCCTTTCTCTTTAGCCAGCCGCTTACTGGCTGCAAACTGTGAATTGACTTCCGGGTCTGTTAGGTCTTTAGCATCTGCCATTACGTTTCTCCAAACCTTACTTTGATTTCAAACTGCACTGGCGCTGTAAACCCACCATCCTTTTTAACCCCGTGGCCGAAGTGCTGATCGTTGATGGTTAGTGCGTGCTCCAGTCGATCGGCAACTGGTGGGAGGCATTCGAGAATCCCGCGCCTGACCACCGCTCGAAATGCCCGCGTGTACTTCTCAGCTTTTCTTAACACGGCGGCTATGGTCGTGTCATCAACTACAATCGCCGCCGCCACTGTCAACTCCTGCTCCAGCCACTCGCCCGAGTCGGAGTCAGCTGATGACATTCGCTCAAGGGATAAACTCAGCAGCGGGTAGCGAAACTCTCCCGGTTTGCCTCGCACCATCGCGGCGAAGTCGGGTAGATTGTCCGTCAGCACCCCGCCGTGGTCCAACTGGTCGAAGAAGTCCAACGCTGGTTTCATGTCGCGATGGACGACGATCATCAACTTATCAATGAACTGCGATTGCCCTGATTCGACGTACTCGGGTGTCCATGTCACTTAGCTGAACGCTCCTGTAACTACCTGCATCAGGTAATCCCCAGCGATGGACTCGTACCTGCCAATATCCGGCGGGGCAAATGGATCACGCGCTGGCATACGGGAGGTTCCTGTCCGGTGCAGTCCCGCCTTGAAATCGCTGGTTCCAAACTCAGCGGCGAGGTCGCTCACATGATGAATGTTGCCTGCTGCACCCTGTTCCGTCAGCGACTTGAACAGCGCGTCTGTCGCTCGTAGCAGCGGCTTGCTACCAAATTGCTGTTGCTTTCTTACTGCATACGCCGGAGTCAACCCAACCCACGGTTCACTGGCAAACCACGCGACTTCCTGCGAGTAGAACTCTTTGCCCAGCAATTCAAACAACGGGCGCAGGCTGGATAGCGCGTTGTCAATTCGCGCCAGCCCGCCGAGCGCCTGATCCAATCCAACAACCTGATGAGTCTGTTCGATCATCACGATTCAGGCGGGGCATCAGCAGGAGCTTGAAACCTGCCCCTACGGAGGTCCAACCTGTCTCGCAACAGATCCGCTCCGCATGTGCCTCTACACCATTGCCCCATAGAATAATAATCAATCATTGATAGCCTTGTATCACTAACACAGCATTCAACTCCAGCAACGGACTAACGCTATCTTCATCGATCACCGGCCTCTCAAACACCAGCACCGGCGTCCGACCACGCGCCTTGACTCGTAGTTGGTGACGCGGGGTGATTGCTACGTTGACCGCCGTTCGTGCCATCCGCAGGCGATGTGATGCAATGTACGACTCACCACCAACCGTCATCTCTTTCCCTTTACCCAGCCCTTTGTACGTGATGCCAACGTTAGTAGCCACCGGCGTTGGATTCAGCGTCACCGAATCACCCGCTGCACCACCATCAACAAACAACGGCGCGTAGATGTCGCATTCGTCAAAGAGGATCTCATTGCCTTCTATCGCAAGTTCGTTCCTGACTTCCTCAATCGCTTCAGCAAGGTCGTTCATACCCGTCAATCGCAAACGCTGTTATCAAACCCGATGCCAACCGGAATGTAGAAAATACCACCTGATCCGGCATCGGAAACTGGTAGATCCAGCCGTCGTCTGACCCGGCGAATCAGTGCTCGTCGATCTCGCTTCTTATTGAGATCAACTCCCCCGCCGGTGTAAATCAGGTGCTTGTTCTTCACCACGTCCCACAGGTCGATGTCATCCACCATCGCCGCTTCCTGTGCCGCATTCATCTCCGCGCAGAGGGATTCGACGGTAGCGAACGTCTTGTCTCCTACCATCTCCCGAACGGATTCGATCTGTGCGGGTGAAAGGGCCATCTACTTTTTATCAACCTTCGTTTCCGGCGTCGGCTTGTCTTTCAGCACACCACCAACAGTGTAATTCTGATTCGGCGTTGGATCAGGCACGCTGCCCGCAAATCCCTGATCAGTCTCCTTGTCAACCTGTTTCTGCACTTCCTGTGCACCGAGATCGTCATCAGCCTTCTTAGTCGTCATAGCTTGTGTCTCCCTTTGGTCCCTTGATTGCCGGTTTAGTCTTCAGGCAAAGCTGCCGCCGCGCGTAGTCATCGCCTTTCAACTTCCGCGCAAGAGTTTGTTGGAACTCCTGCCGCCGCTCGCACTGCCTGCGATATTCAGCCGCTCGCTGGTCTTCGTCGGTCACTGTTACGACCCTGCTGTACGGCTGATGTCAATCTGCACCGTGCCGCCGGGATCAACAACTCCAGTGCCGGTTGCGGTGGAGACGAATGCGAGCACGTCACCGGCTGCGATGGTCGTCGCACCTGAAACAACTGATAAGGTGAACGCCTTCTCGTCGAACGCAACGAGATTGACGCCGGTGGTTAGAGCCAGTGTGCCAATCACCGTCGTTCCAGCACCGGATTGACCCTTGTTGACGACGGTAAAAGTCCGCGCGTTGGTGTTGTCACCCGTAGCCGCCGCGTCGGGTGTGTAGCTAATACCCGTCACCGTGCCCGCAACCGGAGCCTTGCCGAGTGAAAAGGAGTCGGTGGCAGCGATTGTTGCGCCAGGAACGGTGTTTCGTAGCGATGTGACTAAAGGTGCGCCTTCGTTGGCCATAGTTTTATCCTTCCGTTAGTTTAGCTCGCTAGCTTAAGCAGGCGAACGAAGTACGCCAACCGGATAGCGGTTAGCCTCAACCTGGTTGTCATAGCTGATCGGATTGGCAACCTGCCACGCCGCGCGGAACGTCAGGCGCATCGCAACCATGTCCTGCTGGGCCAGGTTGTAGACAATCGCTCCGGTGTTGTCCTGAATGACTGCCTGATCGAGTAGCTTGTAGGTCATGTCACGTCGGACGGCTAAGACGAACTGCGACCAGTCACCCGCGAATAGCTCGGCAGCACTCGCGCCTGTCGGCCACAACCCGTTCATAGCATAAACAATCGGCTCACCCTCAAGCGTGTTGGTGGCGATGTCGAGGAGCTTCTGACCATCCGTCGCGCGGGCGTTACGCAGAAAGCGGCGATAGGAGCGCGTGGTGACGAAGCCGTTGACATCGAACCCGTCAAGCTCCACCGTGCCCATCACGTCGGAAATGTCGGTGGCAATCCCACCAGCAGCGGCGTTGTTGGTTCCACGAGCGACCACGTTACCGGCTGAGACGGCGTTGGCCGTGATGTCAGTGGGCCATGAACTGGGCTTGTTCACGCCGAAGAAGACTGCCGCGTCGAGTGTTCGCCCGACTGCTTCCTCCAGCTTGGGTCGAATCTCACCCCATACGTCGAAACTGGCATCCTCCAGCACCGCTTCAGGGATGGGAACGATGCAGGCGATTTCCTCGGCGTTGAGAAACTTGTTGCCCCACGCGACCTCCGTGGTCTGCTTCAGGCCCGTATCGCCGTTGACGAAGTAGGCAATCGGGAGCGCAGACAGCACCGGCATGCGTTGCTGGTTGGTGGCCATAGTCGCCCGTCGCATCAACGTCAGTGCAGCGGATTCTTTGGTCGTGTTTTGAATTATCTCCGACGCTACATCTTCAGGGATGAGAGCCTGTGCGTCGGTACGGGAAATGATGTTGTCGTAAGCCATCGCGGCTAGCTCCTTTAGGAGTTATAGCCAGCCTGTTGACGGATCATCGTGTTCATGTCGAACTTTGCGGGCTGTCCATTGCCCTCTCCGCCATTAGCTGAGCCTGTGCGTTTGGCCTGCTCTGCCTTGAGAGATGGCATGTAGTCCGCCCAATTCTTTTCGGCGTACTGCTCCAGCGGAGTTTCCTTGTCTCCGTCCTTCACGTAAGCGACTTTGCGCTTGTCGCGACCCTCTTCTTTGACGATGAACTGGAGATTGCCCCCAGCGGCCTTAACCCGATCTTCGAGGATCTTGAACTTCAGCTTACTACCGCCAATTCCAACATCTGCGACCTCGCGCAGTGTGTCTCGAAGCTTCAATCCCTTGTTTTCGTCTTCGAGGGTTGGGTAGGCGTCGATACGATCCTTTAGCTCCTTCGGTGTGCCCAACGCTTTGTAGGCTTCATAGGCTTTAGCATCGTCTCCGGTGAGAATGACCGCACCTTCAGCAGGTAGCTTCCCCTGCAAGGTGGTCAACTGCTCACCCAACTGGCGCTTCGCCTCTCGTAGTTGAAAGTTTTCATCAAACAACTGGGTAGCGAAGGCCATTGCGTCACCATTCATCTTAGTCAGGCGACTTTGGAATGCTTGAGTTGGGTCCACTTGGCCGGGATCGTCTGCTGCCATTCATCAACCTCCGTGAGAATAAAATCACATTTTCCGCTAACTGTCTACATGTTTTCACTGGTGGCCGACTGCTCATACGACTGCTTACCCTTCCCCGCCACGCCACGAAACGACTGCCCGTCCATGATCAGCCGGGTCAAATCCTGTGTCACCGACTCGCATCTTTCCCTCACTTGTTCGCGAGTTGACTTGCTGAACTTCTCCGCTTCACTCTCAGGAATGAGTAACTTGAGAATATCGCGGGTGTAATCCGACAGCGGGGCAACGTACAGGTGCATTAACTCATGGACCAGTGACTCACGTTTGAAATCATCCGTCTGGTCCAACCACGATGCGTAAACATTCATTCGTGCCCAACGATAGTCGTAGTAGGCGGTGATATCAGCAACGGTTGAGTCATTGCCCGTGTCACCCGCACACCATGCAACCCAGACGTGCGAGCACCAGTCGGGGACAAGATAAGTGAGGGGATCGAGATAGCGATGGAGTTCAGGGAGGACAAGCGCCGGAGTCTCTTCGTAAAAGCGAATCTTGCTGCTCATTGGGCCGTGTCCGTGTCCGCTCGTGCAAACAGTCTCACCAACTCACGTACCTTGCCCCGATCACCTTCAGCAACTTCAAACACCACGCCGCGTTTCATCTCACGAAAGAAGGCGATGGGCTCAGTTGTGTCACGCAACTTCCACAGCAGCCGCTGGATGATGAAGTCGCATTCGGCATCGGTGAGGGTTGATTGGTCCATCGCTTCCTTATCCGGCTCACAATCAGGACAGGAACCGTTGGGACCAAATGAAGTATGTGGTGCTGTTCGCGTCTTAGTTTTCATTACGTGTTAGCACCCATCGGCGGCTGAATCGGCGGCTTGGCAGCAACCACCTTCGCACGCTCCTCGGTAAACTTCGCCACTTCACTATCAGAATAACCCAACTCCTTCTGCACTGTCTCCAGATCTATCCCCAGCCCATCAACCTTCTTCACCGCGTTGTCGATCTCGTTAGCCTCGTTGCGTGGCGTAGTATCAATCCACACCGGTTCAGGTTCAGTTTCTTTGATACCGACAATCTCCAACGCAAACCGCATCACATCCGACCAGACCATACCCCAAGCGTCTTGACGATCTTCTACCTTAGCCAGCATTGGACCATCAGCGGTCTTCATCGACTCGCCTGATGGTGGTGTGCCCTCCAGTGTAAAGTAGTGCAGCGGCGTACGTGACACTCGTGCAATCTCTTTCCGAAAGTCGTTAATGACGGTGACGAACTGGTTAAGGTCGCCGGTTGGGAATGCGCCGAACGATGCTTTGTCACTAGTCGTGCCCCACACCCCGCCAGCCATTAGCTTGTACTTCTTCGCCGCCGTCTCTTCGTCCATCTCCTCCAGCCCTATGGCCCACCGTTGCGGGATACCGTAGAATTCCGAGCCCACCAACATATCGGCAATGGACTTGTTCAGCGCGTTCTGCAACGGAATAGGCTCAGCTAACTCGCTCTTGCCTAACTGGCCCACGCTGGTGCGATTGCCAAAGTGGAAGACGGGAACTTTGTCATAGGGATTGTCCAACGGCCAGCCGGGATCGCCGTCATCCTGATGCTGGATGAATAGTTTCTGATTAGTGGACAGTCCGGCTTGAGTGCGACTACGCGTGACGTACTTTTCAATCCGATCGCGATAGTAGAGATTGACACGAGCGAACTTGTCGGAGGTGATCCACGCCTTAGCCGCTTTGACGATGTAGCCCGGTTGCTCGTCATCGTACTGGATGACGATACGTGATGCCCGGTTCGGGTAGAGCACCGGAAAGCCGTCCCCATCGGGCCAGACGACCACATAAGCATCCCCTTCGATAAACGAGTCGAGGTGCACCTCGCCGGATCGCTTCTTCATTCGATTGCGACGCCAGATCTCCGTGGCTTGTTCGGTTGCCTGATCGTTAGCGAGACTGAACGAACCCAGCTTGAGTCGATCACGCGGCGTCTCGACGATTACCGGCATGAGGTTGTCGGCAAAGGCTGAGAAGAGCGAACCAAAGGTACTTTTAAACTTCTCAGTTGCGAATGACAGTTGATGATCGCCGTCGTAGTAGTCACGCGCAATCTTGTAGCGATTGGCAAGGCGGGCGAATTCGGATAAGGCCCATTTGAGGTCTTCGGTCATTGATTACCAGGAGATTAACTTAGGCTTCGGATCGGTCAACTCGTTGAATGCCCCGCTCGCTGCATCCATTTCATCATCATGCGGTAGTTCCGGCTGACCGTGCATATGATTCAACCAGCGAGTATTCCAATCGCCGCGCAGGAGCTTGACATTGCCAACGAGAGCTTGTGCCGCCAATCCTTTCGCTCGGACAATCTTATCACCTTCCGGCCTGACTCCGGCACAATCGTAGCCAGCGAGTAACTGCACGAGATGAAGATTATCACGTACACCCGACGCACCACCTTCAATCTCCCAACGAGCCTTGCAAGTCTTCCCGTCCTGACTGGCAGTGTTCTTAATCAGGTTGTCGGCATCAGTTGGACCAATCTGCGCTGCTTGTGCGTCGAGTACGTAGTAAATCCCATGCACCTTCTTCATCTTACACCCGGCAGTGTAATCAGGATCGATGGTCTTGTTGGTCTTGGCAAGCATCTTCTTCTCAGTTGCCGCCAAGTCCCAAAACCTGACTTCTTCACCACCCGCCGGAACCGCATCAACAATCTCAAACCATGCGCGATTGAATATCTTCCCCGCCGTGGCAACAATCTTCCAGTTACCGCCAAGCAAGCGTTCGCGATCGACAAACGACAGCGCACGCAGGTTAGCCAGATACCCCGGATCTTTCTGCATGAGGATCTGATTGTCGGATAGTTTGGCCGGGATGAAGGTTAGAGACTTCGGCTCCTCATCAGGCGAGTCACGGGTTAGCTCCTCTTTCGTATCAGCCCAAACAAGTTCATTGTCACGCCGAATGAACCAACGCACGACACCTGATCGCTCTTCAATTGGAAACCCGGTGTCCTGATCGATCCACCAGGCGATTAACTCAGCAACCCAGCTATCAGCATCGGGGTTGACAGTCGCGCGGATGTATGGATGTACACCACAAGTCGAGCGATTACGCGAGAACATGTACCAAAACTGCGAGGCGCTGAAGTGTTCGAGTTGATCGAAGCCGATAAAGGGAACCTGCGCGCCTTGCCAGTCGTGAACGTCGAGATCGTATTGCAAGTGGGCAAACTTGAGCTTGGCTCCAGCGGGAAACTTCCATTCCAACACCGATTGACGGGGTTCAGCGTTGAGCAGTGGATAGATCTGCGCCGACTCATCCCATAGACCACCTTGATTGCGAATCTGTGGTGAAGTACGCCGGAAGATCACGCCGCCAAACTGCGGGTTAGACATGTGCTTCAGCGGCTGCATGAGCAAGGCCCACGTTTTACCACCACCGGCAGCACCGCCGAAGATAACTATATCTGCATCACTGGCGAGGAAGGTTTGTTGTGGGCCGGGTTGGGGGCGGGGGAGCAGGTCTTCAATGGACTGATTCACCGCTGCTGCTTGCGTCGCTCGATCGATTCGATCCGCTATCGGCCACAGATGGACCATCTTCAGCGACGGCGGCAAGTTTTGTGAGATCGAGCTTGATTCCATCTGTTTCACTCTGCGCAAACTTCAACCACTCAAGTAGATCTTTCTCAGTTTCCGGTATTCCATCCTTGATCCTTGCCCTGACAACGCGGTTGGTGATACGTAACCGTTCCGCTCGACTGGCAGTTGCTATCATCAGCGATAGTCGATCAACTTCAGCAGCAAAGGTTTCATCAGCCAACCAGTTGCGGATAGTACGATCAGTAACACCGATGTCTTTGGCCGTGTCCTGCTGCGTGTAGCCCTCAGCCAGCGCAAGAGCCGCCTTAGTTCGTTCTTCAGTCCATTCAAAAGCGGAAACCATTCGGAAATTATTTTATCCTCCACCTGTCCATCACTTCTCTTTGATCTTCACGTTGGTTACGCGACAGCTTGCTCCTTGGGCGGCAGAAACTTCTCACTGTTCCAACTCTCAACAGCGAGTTGTGGAGTGAATCCCTGCGCACGACGGTCGGGACAAACGAGACAGCCAACTTCGTAGATGGTCATCGCCTGACCTTTGATTGCCACCTGCTGCTCCATGCCGTGGGGAGGGTTATCGCATGTCTTACATGCTTCAGCACCGGCTGAGATTGTCGCCACAAGTTCGGCTTGCAGTTGCTTGATCTTCTGCGACAGTGGGTATAACTCAGCAGCAGCCACTGAGTTGACTTTGTCCTGATACTCCGCGCGGGCTGATTCGATTTCAGTTTTAATCTGCTTGATGTCTCGCATATTCACTCCCTACTGATGCGTAATTGCTCCACCGCTGCCGTCGAAGTCAACAGTAAAGGTCTCGCCGTTTGCTAAGCTGATTGATGAGCCGTAATCATAGAATCCAACCAGCGGATCAAGTGGCGATGTTGGTGTGTTATTGAATAGCACCGCATAACGAAATGGACCAACGGCACCGGTTGCGGTGAGCACAAGATCAGCGAGAATGAGCTTGTAGATGCCGGAGGTTTGAACCGATGATGACGTTGTAACGTTACGACTCGACAGGTTGGTGTAGGAGATCTCGGTAATGTCGGCGATGACTGAGTTCGCAGCAACGGGGGCCGTGTTCGTCAGTGCGATCGTGAATTGATCCGCGCCCATGTTATGGACCTTTTCATAAACGTCTTCTGCGAACTGATTAAACTTTTGGAAACTCGCCATGTGATTCTCCTATCCCGCCTGCCTGACTTCCGGGATGATAGTCAGTTTACCCCGAGCCAGTGTGTGATCTGCGCCGTCGGTCAGATCGTAAAACAACACCACTGGAGGGCTGAGTTTGTTAGGCAACGCCTGCGTGTCGGCTTTATTGATCTCAATCTGTGCCTGTGCTGGCGTGTTGGCATCGCCTGCTACTGTCACTGCAATCCCTGCTCCGAGTGCTTTGGAAATGATTGCGTTGTCATCGGTGTCGTTAAGCTTCTTCTTAGCCGTGAAATGCAATTCAGCAGCAGCGGTAAACGGCGTGATGACGGCGAGCAGCCGCTCGTTATCACCACGCTGGATTTCAAGATCCTGTTCTACGGCCATTTGGTAATAATCGCACTCGGTTTGTCGATAACTACGATAGTTGCAGCAGCCCGCGTGACTAAAGATAGCACGGCTGTAGGTTTTTCGACCACAGAAATGATTGCGAAGGGCTGGAGAGTAAGATCGATACCGCTGAAGTTAAGGGTGACGGACCCGCCGGAGAAGGTGAATAGTCCGGTTGCAACAGGGAGAGTGCGAGACGCTAACAGGTTGACTGACTGACCGCCGAGAGCGAACAACCCCGACGCGGCAGTCAGCGTGCGGCTGGTTGTCAGTTGTGCGGGTTGTCCGGTGAACTGGTAGCTGCCGGATGTGGCAGTGAACACACGCGATGCTCTAAGTCCTGCAACGTTCCCGGTGGTGGTAAATGATCCTGCGTTGAGATGGAAAGATCTGGCAGCTAATAGCCCAACACTCTGCCCGCTGGACGTGAACGCTCCGGTGCTTGCTACGAGCGTTAGAGCGGCGGCTTGCGTGAGCGTTGCACCGTTACCTGCCAGGTTAAACGATCCAGTTATCGTGCTAAGTGATCGGGACGCTCTAAGGTTTGTAGTGGTTCCGGCTAAATTGAATGTGCCCACCACCCCCGACAAACGTCTGGACGCAATTAGATTCGTTGTGTTGCCTGCCAATGAGAAAGATGCCACGGATGCAGCTAGTCTTCGTTGGTCCACCAGACCAGTAGTATTGCCTATGTAAGTGAAAGAGCCGGATGTTACTGGCAGTCTTCTACCGAAGAGAAGGGATGCAGCATTACCGGCAAGGATAAAACCGCCCGAACTTGCGGCAAGCACATGATTGATTCGGAAAGAAACAGCATTGCCAGTGAGGTTGAATGCGCCTGTTGCAGCGGAGAGGGTTAGCGATGAAATCTTAGTAAGTGTCGCGGCATTCCCGGTGAGATTAAATGGACCAGTTGTCGTTGCAAGAGCGCGCGATGCTCGCAACCCGGCGCTCTGACCTGTTTGTGTGAAGCTGCCGGATGTAACGGATAGTAACACAGTCCTTCGCAAACCCGCTGCATTGCCAGATAGAATGAAAGCCCCTGTAACCACGGACGCACGAAAGCCGTGTGATAGAGATGCTGCTACACCGCTTTCAGTAAACGGTGCGGTTGTTGCCGTGAGTTTGCGTGCAGCTAGCAATCCCGCCACATTACCTGTCTCAGTAAATGGACCAGCTACAGCAGCCAGCTTATGCCCAACAGTCAACCCCGCGCTGTTCCCTGTCTCATTAAACACGCCTGTCGTAACAGATAGTTTATGGCCGAGCTTGAGATTCGCTGTATTCCCTGTTGCTGAGAACGTGCCGGTTGACGTAGTGAGACGATGATCGACTCTGAGTGCGGCCGCGTTACCAGTTGACGTGAACGCTCCGGTGGACGCGACAAGGTAGTATGCTGCCGTTGCCGCATCAATCAACTCCCTGTCAAACCAGCCGATTGCCACAAGGTCGCCGTCAAACCAAACATCCCCGCGTAGTTCAGCGTCGAACACAGCAATGTTCACGGGGACCGGGGTTGCTGTAACTACCTCTTCGACTGAGACGTGCGCGAGGGTCGAGAAGCCTGACTGTACGCCGGGTGAGCCGATGACGACGAAGAGGGTAGTGGAGGCGAAGACGGCTTCAAGATAGGTGTTACTAGCGGGCCATGCGGCTGCTGACCAGTCAGTCCCGTTAGCGTCGTCGTAGTGCCCTGCTGCTGTGCCGCCGGTATCGTCAATCGTCGCGATGACAGTTGTGTTGTCGAGGATCTGCGCGTACTGGTAAGCCTGCGATCCGGTGTCACCTAAGCCGAGACGGACACGACAGGTGGCAGTGTTGGGTAAGTCGATTCGCAGGGTGGATTGGGCACTGTTGTTGCTTTTGTAGTTGATGCCTGCGATGCGACGATCAGCACCGGAGTCGCGATCGGCAGCCCCGGTGAGTAGGCCAGCCGACCAGCCGAAGGTTGCGCCGCCGCGTGTTGTCGGGTAGTTGTCACCTGCCAGGATGTAAGTCTCGTTCGTCCCATCGGTAACGAAGGTCGAGGTGGAACGACAGTTTATTCCGATTGCAAAAGGCATCTAGAACACTCGATCGTGTGCGGCAACCATACTGAGAATTGAGTTGCCCATTGAAGTGATGTCCGCTGCTGAAGTGATTACCGCCGCTTGTTGAAAGTTGGCTGCCGCTTTTAATTCGCTGTAGATGTCTTGAGCCTCAGTTGCCGAGAGTGAGAGAGCGGCTAAGCCCGCCTGCGCACTGGCCCATAGCGCCGGGGTGGTGCGGATTCGCAAAGCCCAGCCTAAGCGGATCTGATACTGCGCAGCATCGGCGGTAATCACCGTTGCAATCTGCTGCACCGTGCGATTGGCCGTCGCGGCGATATACGCCGACGCGTTCGCCCGCATATCAGCCCGCAGATTCTCAAAGTTCATGTGAGTTTGAAAGACCAGCAAGATGTCTGCGAAAGTTGCCATTGGTAGTCACTCCCTTGCCTGAAAACTAAAAGAGCCGGGCCGTTGAGTAGCCCGACCCGTTGGGTAGTCGATTCGTCTATCAGCCTACAACCTAATTATCAACTTCCCAGATTCTCAGCCATGAACCCGCCTTAACAGTTAGGCCGGACGCCACGGCAACCTCCGATGCGCAGCGAATTGCAAACGTACCGTCAGCAGAGGGTTGAATGAATCCAGACAGGATTGCCAGCATATTCACCGCACCTGGGCCAGTTGTTTCAACTACCGCCGCCGTATCTCGCGCTGTTACCATCGCACTGCTACCGTAAGCGGCGGCTGTGACGCTGGAGGTTATCTGCTGAATCGCGCAGAGATCCAAAACGGTTGGAGCCGCGCCGATATTGACGCCAAACTGCGCGCCGGTAGTAGTCGCGTTAGTCTGGTGGTAGAGATGACACTCAAAAGCGTACTTCTTGCCGCTGAGCAAGTTCTGCGTTAGCCCGGTAACATCAGCGAATGAAGTCGTCGCGTTGACCACATCGCTGACCACTCGCAACTTAGCGTCGAGCTTCGGCGTCGTGACTCGCTCCACACCGTTGACATCGAACACTCGAAAACCAACACCTTCGACAAACGATGACCGTTCACCTGCGAGTAACGTCACCTCGTGCAGCTTGATTACGTTCGTCCCGTCAGTATGATTAACCGTCACCAGCACCGAGCTTGAGGCGTGGACGTTAGCGATGTGCAGTTGTTTGACGTTGCGGATGGTGCTGGCTGCCGGTGAGGCAACGATGTCGGTTGTCGTGGCGGTGACGATCTTCGAGTTGGTACGGCCCGGAGTCGCTACTGCCGGGGAACCAGTGATGTCAACCCAACTGGCATGGACATCGACATCGACGGCTGCGTTGGTTACGAGACGAATCTTGTCGGAGGTTGATGTAAGTAATAGCACCGCGATAGAAGCTAAGCTATTACCAGCGGTTTAGGCAAGGGGATTGTTTGGTGATTGCGATGGTTGCCCGTGCTTCACGAATGTTTTCGTATTCGTAATCGTGTTTCATCGTAACCACCCCTGCACTACAACCGTCACGATCAGCAATAGGAAGTAGATTGCAACTACACTCCAACGTGATAATAAACGCAGAATGTAAACAATGAACCATGCGGCGATTGCCGGAATAACGCTGACGAACGCCGCGTAGCCGAGACGTGGGAAGGGGCTGCGACCAGAGAGGAGCGCGTAGATGAGCAGTGTCAAGGTGAAAGTGATCACCGTTGCTGCTGTTAGTATTCGTCCGCGTTGACTCATCGCTTCTGTCGCCCTATTCCCTCACCCGCCAGTGGCGGGTCGGGTTGTTGCTAGTTAGCTGTCATCCTCATCGTCGAATTCGTTGAAGTCTTCCAAGGTTGCGCCGGAACAATCCAGACATAGAAAACCATTCGCGCTGCCAGCGTCTGAAAGGACCGCAACTATCGCCGCGCCGCAACTCTCGCATTTCGGTTCTCTTTTACGTCTATCCATCTCTCTCACCTCTGCGACGGGCGCGCGGTTGCGTTGCGTGGGTAATCCTTCGGTTCGTAAGTTTCCAGTGCCCGCTCCTCAATCAAATACCATCCCGGCGCGATGATCTTCGCCTTGAGCCGCTTATCCTTAATCGCTTTGTGGACAGCTTGGCGGCTGATTCCAAGTCGTTCCGCTGCCTGTGATGGTGTTAGTGCCATGAACGGGATATTACTCGTCTTTGTTTACCGTGTCAAGATACCAGTTGAAAATAATTTACATAGATGACAAGATTTATGTTGACAACGTAAACTAACAGGAGTACCATGCAGATTGTTTGATTGCCGAGTGAGAGGAGATTGAGATGATGGCAACACGAATTGACGAAGTTGTACGAATTCCTTTTTCAGACCTAATTAGCCATGACGTTGAGTGGCTTAACGACTACGTATCCGAGCAGATCACAGGCAGTCGGGTAGCCCTTGAAGACATTGGCTATAAGGCCGAATCCGTGGACGGTGATCAGATTGTGCTACGTGTAAACGGCGAAGTTAACGAAGCCGGAGAGGAGTAGGACCACCTTCACGATGAACGAGATGGAGGGAAGGGGAAGAGGAGACGATGATGGACACGCAATGCTGTGACATTTGTGCGCTGAATCACACAACCGACGATCACTACAGTATCAGGCCGATTAAGGTCAAGGCGTTTCGACGTGCGGATCTAACAGATACCGAAAAGTCTTACATCAACGAACTGTGGCACTTGAGCCGAGTTGAAAGTCGTGAACGCCATGCGCGTATGTCTTATGTCGCTAAGTGGTTTCGACGTAAGTTTACAACTACCGACTACAGTGACAAAGCACTTTTAGTTCACTGAATCCAGCTAACCATCCCTTCACCTTGGGAGACGAAAGGAATTGATGATGATGGAGACGATGACGGTTACTAATCCATACTCCGAATGGCAGCGAGTGTCGGACATAAACCGCTGGCGCTGCTACGTGTCGCTCTGGCGCAAAGAGCAGGTTGAGCGACATCTGTGTGATGAGTGTCACGCGGCAGGGTTTGTGGCTGATGACGGGATTTCCAGCGCCGATCCATATCCAACATCAGACTGACAGGTAAAAACGTCCTGACGGGGCAAGAAACGCTGAAAACAAGCTACCAGACTGAGAGGAGACAACCAATGTTCAACGATGAGAGTTATCGAAATGCGGTGCTGGCGAGAGGGGGGAGGAAACAGGAAGTTTGCGGAGTGGCAAATCCCGGCGGCGTTCCGTGTACAAAGCCGAAAGGCCACGAGGTCGGGCACGACATGGCAAGCTACGGACCTGAGACGCCAACTCAACCCGCGCCGGCTGGTGGCGAGTGGCGCGTTGAAGCTGAGCCTGTACACGGTTGGCGGGTGATTGAAAGCGCAACCGGACGGAAAGTCGCGGGGAATATCTACTACGAGGAAGACGCGCGGCAGATCGTCGCCGAGCACAACGCGATGCCGAAGCTGGTGGAGGCGTTGCAAGAGCTTGTAGATCTCATGGAAGAAGTCAGGCAGGGAGAATATGTGCCGGATTCGTTTACTACACAGCCTGCGCGTATCGCCCTCGCAGCACTAGCAACCACCACCCAGCCGGACGCGGGGGAGGGGCAGGAGCAATGATTACCTACGAAGAATTTACTACGCCGCGCGGCAAGTGGGAAATACGGGTCAAATTGAACAAGAAACCTGTCGGGGCAATCCGCCTAGCCGAAGGAGGCTTTCGCTACTTTCCACGCGGAGCTAAGCGAGGATTTGCAGGCGAGTTGTTCAAGACCGTCCGTGAAGTCCAACACAGCCTGGAGAATGACAGTGATGATGACACAACCACCAGCAGACAGGAGCGGGAGGGATAATGAAGACGATTTGGAAGTTTCCACTTGCGATGGTAAGTCCGCAGCGAGTTGATATGCCGGAGGGCGCGCAGATCCTGACGGTACAAGCTCAAGGTGATTTCGGTTGCATATGGGCGCTGGTTGATCCCGACGTGGAGAAACAATCTCACTACTTCGAGATCTATGGCACGGGTCAAGTCGTGACAGACGATGGAGTAACTGAGCGCCCCTATGTAGGTACGTTTCAGACAGACCAATTCGTCTGGCATGTGTTTGAGAGAGTCGATGAACAACAGTGATCGCTGCCGGGAGCTGTACGAATTGTGGGGTGGAGTTGCAATGAGTGTCACTGTCACCTGTCCCTACTGCAACTCTGCCGCACGGCTTGTCACTGGCGCTGTGATCTACCCACATCGATCCGATCTGCACAAGAAGAGGTTTTACCTCTGCGCGCCGTGTCAGGCTTGGGTCGGCTGTCATCCCGGCACTGAGCGACCGCTGGGCAGGCTGGCTGATGAACAACTACGGGCAGCCAGAGTCCGTGCCCACGCCTACTTCGACCAACTCTGGCAGTCGGGACAGATGAAGCGGAAAGATGCCTACGCCTGGTTAGCCGAGCAACTGGGAATCGAGGTGAAGAAATGTCATATCAGTTGGTTCGACGTGCAGCAGTGTGAGCGGGTGGTAGAAGCGTGTCAAAACATCCCAATTTCATCAGATTGACCGCTGTGTTATTCATTGTTGTTCCGACTGTAGGGAGGCAAGGGAGGGTTAACCTATTTACCTGCTATATTTTACCTCGCGTAGCGCGATAGTAATAGACTATAAATAGAGAATGCCTCCCTATCCTCCCTATCCTCCCTAGTTGTACGATTACGAGGCACTTAGTTTAAGCCCGCGATAGTAAACGTTGCCAATCTTGACTTTATGGAATCCAAGGCGCTGCATTTCTTCTGAGAAGCGAGGCGAGGCAAGGGGTTTATGGCCGGTGTCGGAGCACCATTCGCGATAAGTCTCATACAACTTTTGCGCTTGTATTCGCTCGGTAGAATCGGCCTCGCAACGCTCCTCAACAAACATCCTCGGAATATCATTGT